CCTTTCTTAATGGGTTCATATGTGTACCGACATTCAGTTTTTTCATCCATTTCTTTCTGAACACGTTTCAATATCTTTTGATTGAAAAACTTGTATTCTTTATACAGTTCCTCTTTATCACAATCAAGTATTTGCCTTAATTCATCAAGCTGCACTTCCCAATTTTTTCGAAAACGGTTTTGCTCAAGATACGTAAACATGATATACGTATAACGGCTTGTGAGTAATGTTATGCAGCGCAGCTTATACCGAAGATATCCGAGGTTTTCAATATTAAAAAAATACTTCATTGCTTTTTGAGAACACTCTAGCTTTACTTGCCACAGACCGTAATCATCTTGTTCTGCCGTTGCTTCTTCAAATAACGTCACCAATCTAAAACCTTGTTTTTCACTATCATCTTGCACTTCTATTACATTTCCCATAAGATGCTTTAATCTTGCCTTGAGGTCTTGATTGTTAATTTTTTTTACTCCTAAAATTTTTTCAAGTTCGCCTTTCTCGAAAACAACCGTTCTCCTGTCTGGCTTGTGACTATCTATGCGCGATAGGTATGTATCGAGTATTTTAAATTCTGCAAGCGATAGCTCAGAACGCCACAAGGAAAACAGCGGTAAACTTTTTTGAACAGTAAGTTTGTCTCCATTTCCTAAACTGGTTATTGGCCCAATCTTTTTTCTAGCCATGTGTAAAACCTCTCTTTCTCTACTTTTATGTTTATTATAGCACCATAAGTTACCATTGTAAATATAAAATTGTTACCTTTTTATATTTTATGGAATTTCTTGGTTACTCATGCGGAATTTCTTGGTTACTCATGCGGAATTTCTTGGTTACCTATGCATATCAAAAATCTAGTATTTATGCGACTTTCAGAACTCCCGTAATCAAGGGAGTAATCAAGGGAGTAATCAAGGGAGTAATCAAGCTATCAATCAAGGAAAGCATTGGTAGGCAGATAAAAAAACAATTCAATATTAACTATGACATTTTAATTGGAATTTCATGGTTACCTATAACACTAAAACCTATCATTTAATATCACTAAATGACACAAGATATCATCTTGAATACATGCTATTACTATGATACTCTCAACAATAGAAAAGTATGAAATAAAGTTAATTGCGCCTTACATATGTATGGCGCTTTTTTATTACCCAAAAAAGGAGAAAACTATGTTAACGATTAGAAGCAAGAGTATATCGCTGTCAGGAGACAGCACAGTAAATGATCAAGTGGTTTTTGCGTTTCAGGCATCAATCAATTCAAACAATCCTAAAGAAGTCCAGTTTAGCAACTGGATAAACGACCATGAGTTATACAAGCAGAACAGGAAGGAATGCAATTCCGATTACGAGTCTTTCCAGGACGAGGTATACAAATTGCAGGACTCCATGCTGCTGTCGGCTGAAACGCTATGAGTAGCCAGATAATTACATGCCCCAATTGTGGAAGGACTATTTTCCACTATGACAAGAAAGCGACAAACGCTTTTGAAGTGCAATGTAGGAAATGTGAGCAAATGACTTGCATTCTTACACAGGACGGTATTGTACAGTCAGTTAAGCCTATAAAAAAGATACAAGCCAAAAGTAGCAGCAGCAAAAGATTTTATTAAGAAAGGAGGGCGAACAGAATGTGGATGCTAAAGGGACGTCAAAAGATATATACAGACGCAAAAGAAATCACTGCCGACAACATAATCAAAGAATTGTCAAAAGCATACGAGAAGCATAAATTTAATCGGTTAGAGATGCAATATCTTATAGATTTTGAAGCCGGTGATCAACCACTGGACAGACCCAAAATTGTTCGCCCTGAGATCAATATTAAAGTAACTGATAATGCCGCAAACTACATTACTGATTTCAAAATGGCGTATTTCTGGGGAACACCAGCAATGCTGATACAGCGATCTGACAAAGACGCTCACAAAACACCAGCAGGCTTAGACGATGAAGGAATATCTGCACTTAATGAAATGCTTACAAATGCCTGCGACATTGGTTACAAGAATCAGGAACTTGGCAATTTTGTTGAAAAAGTAGGTGTAGGATATCGACTTGTTGACGTTAAAACCGATTTTGAAGAAGATGACGAAGCTCTTGTGGATATATATACGTTAGACCCAAGATATGCTTTTTGTGTATATAGCAATGATGCCAAACAAAAGAAGCTAATGGGAGTAACATACAGAACGGACAATGGTGAACAATATTTTACGTGCTTTACTCCTAAGATGCGCTTTGAAGTCTCAAAAGGCAAAATTGTTAAAAAATCATTAAATCCACTCAAAAAAATAGCAATAGTTGAATACGAGAGATCTGTTGACAGAACAGGCTGCTTCGAGAGGCAAATATCAGATTGTATCGAACTTAACACGCTAGTCTCTGATTTTGCAAACCTTACAGCGCAGCAAACTCAGGAGATATGGTGGGGCAATGATATTGATTTCCCAGTTGACCCCAAAACTAAGAAGCCTATAAAAGTGAAGTCTGGGCAATGGTTGCTTACTAGCACAACACCAGATGGGAAGACACCGCAAATCAAGGCACTATCTAATGCATTTGATACAAACGCAACATTAACAGCGATAGATACACGCTGGCGAAGAATTTTACAAAAGTGCAAAGTACCTACACAACAAGATTCGGAAGGCGGCGGTTCCACGGGAACAGCAATGGATATGTCTAGTGGATGGAGCGCAGCTGAGATTGACGCTGTGCGTGAGGAACAGATTGTGAGCAAGGCACAGAGAGAGGAGCTTAAACTTATCATAAAAGTACTCCAATTAACTCCATCAAATGTGCTTAAAGACGATGATCCGATCAAAAGAGTACATGTCGGAGACATCAATTTCCATTTCTCAAGAAGAAAGAACTATGACATGTCAGTCAAAGCAAATGCTTTATCAACCCTCATTAAGACTGGTGTACATGGTAGACATGCACTTAAATTTATTGACGGTTTTGAAGACACCGAGGCTACATGGAACGACAGCAAGGAAATGATAGAAGCAGTACAAAGGGCTGCCGCATCAAGTGGAACCACAGCAGCAGAAGACAGTGAACCAACTGATAGGCAAATAGATCAGTTGGAAACAAGCCCTATAACCGGGAAAGTATAAGGTGATGATATGGCACAGATATTTGGATTTGACGAAATCGAAAAGATACGGTCCATGCCATACAATAGATTTTTTGGTGAAATGGGAATCACAAAAAAGCAAAAACAAGAACGCATTGAATTTTCAGATAAAATTGAAGATGATATGCGTTTTTTAATCTTACTCATCCTGATTATGAAAGAGACAGGTAGAGTTGATGCTAAGAAAGCAGCAGAACAATTTGAAGCAAAATTGTTGAAATGGATTGCACGATATATTGACCTTGACAGCGAGACAAAGGCTTATATATCAGATTTTTGTTTATCCACAGCACAGGTAACGGCGGATCATGTGAACGAAAAATATTATGTCTCAGAAGACCGAATACGTCTGGTAAGTGAAAACACAGCCCTTGATTTTTTAAACCATAAAGACTTCAAAGGGGCGACCAGAAGTAAAACATACAAAACATGGAACACAATTATAGACGGAAAAGAACGTGAAACACACCACAAGGAAGATCAAACGACTATACCAATAAACAATTACTTTTTAGTTGGAAAAGCACTTATGCGGTATCCACATGATATGGCAGTTGCTTTTACTAACCCGGAGGAAGTGATCAATTGTCGCTGCTGGGTGACGTACTCTTAATTTATACAAAGAACAGGCTCTTTAAACGAAGGTTTGAAGGGCTTTTTGTTTGCACAAAATTAGGGCAAACAAGTCGGAGACGGACTTTAAGGAGCAAAACAGCTCAGAGAAGAGCTTAATAATCGCACAAATCAAAGCGGAGAGAACCGCACAAACGCAGAAAGGAATGAATCTATGAAGACTCAGCCGATTTTCAGAACATTTGAACGCAATGCCACTAAGAGAAAATTAAACCTGCAGCTTTTTGCAGAGCCGACACCGGAGGTTGAAACTCATGAAGAGCCAAAGGGATCAGGTGATGATCACGAACCGGAAACTGATGCTGATGTATTAAGAGTGCGACTTGCACAGGCAAACGCGCAGATTGCAAAGCTTACAAACAAAGCTGATGCGCTTGCATCTGAGAACGCAGCAAAAACAAAGCAACTCAGAGAAAAGATGACTGCTCAAGAGAAAGAAGCGGAAGCAAAGAAAGAAGCAGAAGCCGAGAGAGACAAGCAGTTTAAGGCAATGCAGCGTGAGCTTACGATCATGAAATCTACCAATACGTACATGGACACTCTGGAAATGTCCAAGGAAGTAGCACAGCAGTACGCCGAGGCAAGAGCTGATGGAGACAATGACAAAGAGAATGAAATCTTGAGACAGCACATGAAAACACTCAAATCAAAGATGATGCAGGAGTTTCTGGCAGAGCGTGGCGAAGTTAACGCAGGGCACGGAGATAGTCACGAGAGTAAGGCTGTTGAACTCATGAAGTCACTACCGACATATTCGACAGAAGTCGACGAGTCTGTGCTGAAACAATACATGTAAAGAAAGGAAGTAAGAAATGGCAAGAGGAGACATGAGATATGCAACAACCGAGATACGTCCATCCGGTGCAGAGATCTTAAACAGAGAGGTGTTCGAAGGAGTGCCAATGACTATTGATTTTACAGATGTTAGCACTACTGATAGTGATACCGGAGAGAAGGTTGTAAAGGCAGGAAGTGTAATTAGTGGAACAGGAACAGTAGTTGCAGCAACACCATGGACAGGCGGAGCTGGAATCTTACTTTTTGATGTGTATGAGCATCGACCACAAGGAACGATCCTTAAAAAGGCATACATTAACAAGTCAAGAGCAGAACAGAATGCAGGAATCACTTATGATGCAGACTTAACTAAGATCCTGCCTATGATCGTGGTTGAGTAAAAAGGAGGAACAATGGCAGTTTTAATTACAGATATTTATGATTCACAGGCAGTTGCCGCAAGACGTACACAAGATCCAAGTAATGCCATGGGCTTTGTCGGAAAGGCCTTTTTCCCAAATAGAAAGAAGCTGGGTTTGTCATTAAAATGGATTAAGACACACAAAGGCTTAAACGCCATCTTAAAGCCAAGTAATTTTGACGCAATTCCGATGATCAGAGTCCGTGAGGGATTTAAGCAGGAGTCTACAGAGATGATCTTTTTCCGTGAGAGCATGACTGTACGAGAGGAAGATTTAATGAGACTCATGGAGATAGAAGACGCTAATAGCCCATTCATTGGAGACATTATATCATCAATTTACAATGATGCTGCAAGGCTTATTGACGGTGCAGAAATCGCTGCCGAAGTAATGCGAATGGCACTACTTGCGCCAAAGGATGGAAAGCCATCTATTGCAATAGGAACCGGGGAATCAGAGAGCGACAATATGGTTCATGGCTACGATTACGATAGCGATGAAACGTACAAGCAAAAGCACTATTTAAAAATTGAAGGCACTGATACTTGGGATCACCCTGACACAGCGAAGCCGTTAAAAGACGTTCAGCAGGGTACTAAATATTTACGGTCAATCGGAGTACTTCCACGCTATGCGATGATGAACAGCACTACCTTTGACTATCTCGTTGAAAACGAGCAGATCAAGAACGCTTTAATCACTTCTTCTGGCAAGACGGTTGATTTTACCGATGAAGCAACCGTTAAGGAGATCTTTACACGAAAGACAGGTCTGACGCCTATCATTTATGACAAGATGTACATTGACTACAAGGGAGAGACTCAAAAGTTCTACCCGGACAACAAAGTAACCATAATCGGCGCAGGAACACTGGGATCAACATATTATGGTGTGACACCAGAAGAGCGTACATTGATGTCAAATAAAAATGTGGATGTTGCCATGCTTGACAACCGCATTGCAATTGCGACCAAAACCGAGCAGGGGCCGCCTATTAAGACAACAACCAGCGTATCACAGATTGTGCTTCCGTCATATGAGGGCATCGATAGCACATTTGTACTTGACGTCAAGTAATGGTATTTGATCACATGATCAAGTTTGGGGGAATCTATTATGCAGCTGGTGAAGACGTCCCAATGGAAGAGAAAAACGATGCCCCAGAGATTGACGTCCCAATGGAAGAGAAAATTGAAATTCCAGAGTTGCAAGTTGATGATGAACCAAAGCGAAGAGGTAAGAAACCAAAAGCTGTTTGATGGAGGTGAGAAAGTATGAGTTATACAGACAACCTTGCAGACGAGCTTTTTTTTGATTTGCAAGTTGAGCTTTCAAATGACGAAGAAGGCGGCAGCTTTTCGGAATCACTACTCAAGCAAAAAATCAAAAGTGCAATTAGAGAGGTTCAAAACAAAAGAAGATATCCATTTGGATACACTGACGGAATGATTGCACAAGATTTAGATAGATACTATAGCCAGATTCGCAATTTGGCTTTGTACGATTATAACTCGATTGGCTTTGAGGGTGAGAGTCAGCACAGTGAGGATTCCATTCAGCGAACAATGGTAGACAGAAATACACTGTTCGCCGGAATAATACCGTTAGCAACAGTCTAAGAAGGATGTTCGCCAATGTGTTTGCAATGCTTGTGAATACATTGGCAGGGTGCATATTAAAGCGGCGGTGGGCAATATGCAAAATATAAGCAGGAGATATAAAGATGCAAGAATTTTTATTACAAACATACACAATCATCCTTCCGATTGCTTTAGGATACATTGTTTGGCTTCTGCAACAACAGAAGAAAAGCAGGAACGCGAACGAGAGAGGAACCATGCTGTTATTGCGTGTGCAGCTGATCAAGTATTACACAGAATACACACAGCTGGGGGAGATACCGTCAGATGCTTATCAGAACTTTGAAGAAATGTATGAAGCCTATCATGATTTGAATGGAAACGGTATGGTTAAAAAGATGTATGAAGAGATCAAAGAGTTACACATCAAGAGTGGAGGAGGTAAATAAAATGGATATATCAAGCATGACTACCGTAGTTGCAATTGTGGTTATTTGCTATTTAATTGGGCTTGCAGCAAAGACGATTCCAGTAATCAAGGATAATTACATTCCGGTCATTGTGGGTGCTTTTGGTGGTATTCTGGGAGTTTTAGGAATGTATGTCATACCAGACTTCCCAGCGCAGGATATCCTGAATGCAATTGCTGTCGGCATTGTATCAGGTCTGTCCAGCACTGGTGTCAATCAGGTATACAAACAGCTAAAAGATGGCACGGACAAGTAGAAGAAATCGGCAGCAGATGTGGTATTCGTACCAAGTCGGGAAAGCACCTGGATATCTGAGAGATGAAAACGGTGACATTCAGTATGAGAGTTATGTTGGAGCTGATGGGGAAGTATATTTTTATACCGATGACGAAGGCAAAAAGATCCCGAAAGAAAGCGGCGAAATGGAAGTGCTTTATAGCAATCCTGTGAAGTTTTGGGGAACAATCACATCACAGTTAAAAAACGCTATCATGCGAGCATGGGGCAGTGATAGTACAAACAATTATGCTACACTCATCTTAGCCAAACATGCAAAAGACTCTGACGGAAACGAACTTAACTTACCATTTGGAGCAAGAATTTGGCTACACTCAGAAATCAAAACCAAGCCAAACGGATCACCAGATGAAAATTCCGCTGACTATCAAGTGAGCGGAATCATGAATGAAGCACTGAATGAAACGTCTTACTATCTGCAGGTATTGCAGCAAAGCGAGGAAAAAACCTAATGGCAAAGGCTTTGGAAATAAAGGTGAGCGGAGTAGATGAAGCCATAAGGATGTTGGAACGTTACCAGAAAACGTTCCAAACGCGAGTAGAGCTTTTTATGAAGAAGCTTACTGATTACGGAGTTGAAAAAGCAACAGAAGAAGTCTTGACGATGGATGCAGTATTTACTGGTGAACTTGTAAATAGCATTCACTCAACCGAGATAGAGAGCAACGCAGAGCGAGTCATCTTTGCAGTAGAAGCTGATTCGGAACATGCTATCTATGTAGAGATGGGAACAGGAATTATAGGTGCTACTACTCCGTATCCAGGCAAGCTCCCGGCTATTTATGCGCAAGGGAAAACAATCAGAAAAACGGCAGATGGCAGATACGGTTGGTATTATCTGGGCGGAGATGGCAAGTGGTACTTTACAGAAGGTATGCCGTCAAGACCATTTATGTATCATGCCTCAACACAAATGAGACATGATATTGAAAGAATTGCAAGGGAGGTGTTTGGATAGTGGCTCAGAATCAATGGGTTATCGACCTTGAGAGCAAGGTATTATCCCTTGTGAAAGGCAAGACATACAACAAGTTAAAGAAAAGATATCCACAAATAATGTACACCACCTCAAATATAAGCAATGATTCACAGCGTAATTTTCCCTGCGTGTACGTCCATCGGTTGGGTGGAAGCGAAGCAAACTCCGACCTGGAACGCACAAGAATCAACACTATAGTGGCAGGATTCCAAATTGAAGTGTATAGCAACACATCACAGCTAGACTGCAGAACTATAATGGCAGAAATTATGGACTGTCTAAAAAAGCTTATGTTCGATGTAAAGATGTCACCATACGCAGACAATCAATCACCAATATATCGTTATGTAGCACGTTTTGAAAGAACATTTGATTGGAATGATATTTTTTAAGCTCCATCGGCAAGATGGGGCTTTTTTAGTAGGAGGAATACAAAATGGCAGTAGGTTTAAAAAGTAGAATCATCTACAGAGAGAAGACAAAGGAAGATGGCACAGCCGATTACTGGGCAGGTGAATACAAGCTCTTGATCAGAGCAAAATCAATTCCATCACCTTTCGGCACTGTCAACATGGTTGATACATCAACCTTGGAAGACTTGATAGAGACTCAGGAGCAGGGAAGAAGAGCAGCTGCATCAATGGAAGTACCAGGCGCGTTTGAAAAAACATATAAGGACGAACTCGTTAAAAACGAGGGAAAGAAAATAGACATTTGCATCCTTTATGGCACAGATGGAAAAGGTTCAGAAGGAATCGTGGCGTTCGTAGGAACAGAGTCTTTTGCGCCGGATGAAGCAACGGAAGATCACCTTACAGGAACCGCAACGATTGCCACAACAACCGTTCCAAGATGGATTGAGGATAATTATACCGTATCTGTAACAGAGGATGAGAATGGTTATCCAACATCAATTACACTGGCAAAGAAAGAAATGTAACAGTTATATTCGGGAAGCTTATGCTTCCCGCTTTTTGTTTAAAGGAGAATGAATCATGAAATTTATGAATTACGAAATCAAGTTTGGAATTGAAGCAACTACAAAAAGCGGAATTTTAAAGAAAATCAAAGAAGTTCAACAGTCCAGTGATGATTTTGTTGATGAGATTGAAATGATGCTTAATATGCTTCCGGAGTTTTTGCTGGTAGGGCTGCAAAAAAGACATAAGGACGAGTTTGGATACGATTATAACACAAATAAAGGCAAGGAAGAGGCAACAGCAAAGGTATGTGAATTGATTGATGAGTATACCGATCAGGAAGATTCAAGTATTAGGGAGCTTTTTGAAGAACTGATAAAAGAGGTGATGCAGAATGGTTTTTTCAAGAAGGAAGTTCTGCAGATGAAAGCGGAGAAAGAAGCGAAAGAGCAAAAAACAGAGTAATAGATCCAATTGATTATTACGACGAAAAGTTGCTTCCGTATTTTTTGTGCATTACGCAACAATATGGCTTTACCACTGAAAAAATAGGCAATATGTGCCCGTGTGAGTTAAAACCATATGAGCTTGCTTACAAGTTGAATCAGCAACAAGTCGACATACAAAACCACATGCTAGGAAAGTACGTGAGAATGTCTATTTTGTCAACGCTGGGCAATAGTCAGTGGTTTAAAGGGAAGCATACGCCACCGTTTGAATATCCAGATATGCCTTTCTTACAACAGGAAGAAAAGAAAAACGAAAACGGTAATGTGGAATCCAACGAAGAAATCGCAGTGTACGAAATGAAACAAAGAATCAGGCAACTTGAAAAGCAAGGATTGCCAGAGAGTCCAATCTAGGGAGGAGGGATAAAATGAGCGAGGTAAATATTGATTCGATACGGATTGAGGCTAAAACAAATATCAAAGAGGCCATAACCGATATTGAAGCATTGAAACAATCCCTAACTGGATTGGGCGACAACAAAAGCGGAATTGATCATTATTCAACGTCTGTAAACGGGTTGACGCAAAGACTAACGAAGCTGACAGGAATAACCAATAAGGCAGGAATTGCAGCGGTTGAGAAATCTGTAAGAGAACTAGCGGAAGCATCTATTAAGCTTAACAACTTGCAACTTAACGAAAAGAAGGGTTCAATCTTTTCCGAGGACACATGGAAAAGAGCCATGGAAAATGTAGAAAGTGCGATGGAAAATGTAAAAAATACCATCGCACAGAACGTTAAGGAGATCAGACAGCTAGATGGTGTTGAAAAGGCTTTTGACAGCTACATCAAAAAAGCTCGAAATATAAAGATCCCGATTGGTGTAAAAAATGACCTAAAGACAGATAGAGAATTTGCAAATCTGCGAAGTGTACTTGGAAAGAATTTCTCCACAACAAATAGTGGCACAGATTTTGTAACGTTCATAGATGATATGAACAAGTCAATAAATACCACTTTTGATACCACAAAAAATGCAACAGATCTGTTCAGAGATGTAGTAGAGCGTTTAAGGGATATACGCAAAGAAGCTGTGCTAACATCACGCGATGTCATCAAAAACGGTCTAATTCCGGTACAAGAGATCGAATCTGAATTGTCAAAGTTTGCTGCAAAAGACATACCTAACCTCAGTGAGAAGTATGGAATCACAGAAAACGATGTTTATGGCGGCAAAAAGCTATCAGAAAATAGCGAAACAGAAAGCGTAAAAGAAGTTACAAGTGCCATAGGACAAAAGACAAGGGCATTTGAAAAAGAGCAACAGACTGTAACCGATGTTGTAAACGGTGAAATGAAAGACCTTATCAATTTAAGGTCAACCATCGAATCTGTTACGAATGCTGTAGGAGATGGAAAAGGTCTAGCAGGAGCATTCAAAGGGCTTAAAGAGCTTGGCTTGGGTGAACTGGCATCTTTGAAAAACATTGACTTTTCCGGAATTGCAAAGCTGAATAGAGAAAATTTAAAATCAATAATTGGAAAAAAGTATACTGGATTATCAGATGCGGAAAAGGCTATCATTCAAGCTGCAGCAGATAAAGCTGTTACACCAGAGAGCGTGCCGTGGTTAGAAGATTATGAAAAACTGATACAGCAAGCAAGAGAAGAAAGTCAAAAATTTTTAGGTGAATTTTACGTTCCTGAGAGTGTTGAAGAACTTCAAACTGAATTTGTAGGAATCTCGAAAGAGATAGTACGTTTGAAAGAAAACATACAAGAAGCATTAAGAACTCTTGATACTGATGGTGTATCGCAGATGGTTGATGACTTGTCACAGGCGATAGCTTATGCGAATGATTTATCAACTATTGCAACTCAAAAAGGCATAACGCTTAGACGGCCAAAAAGTGAATGGCAAGAATATCCACTGAGCAGCTTCCCAGAAGAACTTCGTGGCAACGATCTATCCAATGTGATGAATCAAACCGCGAGGGAAACAAGCAATGCATCTAATCAGCTAAGACAATATAACGAAGATGTCTCAAAAGTAATCAGAACAGAAGAGACATTTAAAGATGCCTTGGCTGCTGCTGCGCAAGAACCACCAATATTTAGAGACATGCCAGATGATATCAACAGATTGAACCGAAACATGCAAAAATTGCCACTTAGCCTATCCCGGTTAAAATCAGATATAAGTGATTTGGCAGGCATCATGGGCGGATTTGTAGGAAAGGCGATATCTGTTGCAGGTGCAATTGGCAAAATAGGATCTTTTGCAGTGAAAGTAAACAAGCAGATATTGTCATTTACAAAAAACTTTGCGAAGTTGTCATGGGAGTTTTTAAATTTTGGTTCAAGCAAAAACGCATTATCTGGATTGAAGAGTCCGTTCAGCCAGTCCTCAGCTAGTCTTGGGGACTTCAACAAAAAATTAAAGCACGGAATTACAACTGTGTTGCGCTACGGTTTTGGAATCAGATCTTTGTATGTGCTGTTTAATAAGCTGCGTTCAGGAATCAAGGATGGAATCAACAATCTTGTTATGTTTAGTGACAGGGCGAATAAGAGCTTGTCATTGCTGACATCTGACATGTCATATGTTGGAAATAGCGTAGCTGCAGCATTTGAGCCAATACTGAATATTGTTGCACCAGTTATCGACCAAATTGTTGATTATGCAGTTGCAGGAATCAATGCTGTAGGTGCTTTTATAGCATCAATAACAGGGCAAACATCGTATACGGTAGCTGTAAAAAACATCAAAGACTATCGCGACAGTTTAAACGGCACAGCATCTGCAGGCGATGCAGCAAGTGACGCAACTGATAAGTTAAAAGACAAGACCGATGAGTTAAAGCGTGAGTTAATGGGATTTGATGAGATCGAAAAATTTTCGGAAGATCTCAATGACGCAGCCAACAGCGGTTCAGGAAGTGGAAGCGGAAGTGGTTCTGGAAACGGATCAGGAACGGAAGATCCTATCCTTTTTACAAAAAAGGATATACCAGGAGCAGTATCCAACTTTGCAGATCTCGTAAAGGATGCTTGGGCGAAAGCCGATTTTACCGATGTCGGTAAAATGGTTGGAACGAAACTCCGTGATGCACTTGATTCCATTGATTGGGAGCCAATCAAGGAGCAGGCAAACAAAATTGCCAAAGTCACAGGAACATTCATAAATGGCTTCTTTGAGACGGAAGGCCTTGATGAGAGCATTGGAAGAACACTTGGAGAAGCAGTCAACACAGCTGTAGGTGCAATCAATACCTTTATTGACACAACTCACTGGGCATCACTTGGCGAATTTATGTCAGGCGGACTTAGAAGTGCAATAGCTACTATTGATTGGAATGGTCTTGGAAAGACCATAAATGCCAAATATAAGGCTTTGTGGGGTTTTCTTGATGGATTTGTAGTAGATATGTCTAAGATCAATTTTAACGGCACTACGGGGTGGCAGGAAGCAGGTAATGCACTTGCAAGTACAATCAATAGCATTTTTGCAGATAGAGACTATACAAAAACTGGACAAACTATTGCGGCTGGAATCAATGGAATCACATCTGCGCTAACAACAGGAATAGAAGGAATTGACTTTAATTCGATATCCAGAAATTTTTCAAACGGAATCAACAGCGTATTTTACAAGGTAGATTGGCAAGCAATCGGCACAATGCTATCCGATGGGATGAATACAGCAACTTCATCATTGCTGACTTTCTCGGTAACGGTTGATTGGAAAAGAATAGGCTCAGAACTTGCAAGTTCTGCAAATACTTTTTTGGCTAAGACTGATTTTAGCCAAGCAGGAAAAGCACTAGGCCAGGCATTTAAAGGTGCACTATCCGCAATTAACGAGTTTGCGGCAACATTTAATTGGCGATCTCTTGGAGTTGATATAAACAACTTCATTAAGGGCATCAACTGGGGCGAAATCTTAAAAACAAGTGCAAATATAGTTGTCAACACGTTTTTTGGATTATTTGAGGCAGCATGGGGGCTTATATTTGGGGGAAATGACACAAAGTATACCGCTATAGCTGATAACCTTAACAAAGCCATTTCGAAGCTGAATGTTGAGTGGCCAAAGTTTAAACAAGATGAGCTTAGTAAATTTGATTCGGCGATGGATTCGTTGGACAAATTTTGGGAAATAAATGAGAAATTTAAAAAGAATGGAAGTTTATCAGCACAAGATGAGTCCTTGTTCAAATTCTACTATGAACAAATTTCAAAGTACGCACCAGATATTGCTAAGGAAATTGGAGGCATACAGACGGCTTATCAAGGAACAAAAGATACACTTGAAAAACTTATTGAAACGCAGAAAAACGCAGCTATTCAAAAGGGATTTTCAAGCGCGTTAGAGGATGCTTCTAAGATTTACGGCGATGCCGTAGTCGCTCTCGAGCAATTAAAAACCAAATTTATAGATGATTCCGTCTCATGGAAAGCTGATATATTAAATGGACTCTTATCAAGAGTGGATGTATACGGTGGAACAATCGAGACTTGGGAAAAAACTTTTGATAAGTTTTTACAAAAAGTGAGAGATGGTTCTATTGACTTTCAGAATCTTACAGAAGACGAGGAAGCACTCTGGCAAGTCATGCGAGAAATGAATCCTCAATTTGGAACGATGGAAGAAAGCATGGAATCACTAAATGGAACTGTCAAGACATCTGGAGAGACTGTAGACAAATTGCAAGTGGCTATGGGACGCTATAGAGACAATACTTCATCTGCAACAACCAATACAGAAAGCTTAATTCAAAAGCTTAAAGGGATTAAGTTGACCGGAGTTTGGAAGTCACTTGCAGATGAGCTGAGAGATACACTGGATAGCGTAACTGAATCTTTAAAATCTGATAAATTCACACTGGGAATCAGCAATACTTTAACTGACATGTTCGATAAGGAATTTAAAGTCAAGCTCAAAGTAGGTGGCCTTGATACAAGCAAACTTACAGAGCAGGATAAGACTATACAAGGAGCATCCGCAAGTATTGTAAACGCAAAGAATGCACTACCTGACTACATGAAATCTCTCGATTTTACAGCAGCACTGACACAGAAGAAAGACTCTATCTCAGACCGAACAATTAGTGATTTAAAAGGTAGCATATCCCAAGTGTCACAAACAGGTGGGTTGACGCTTGATAACATTGGCGCTTGGATAGGTTATATAGGCTCAAAAGTTCAAAATCTAACACTTAATAATATCGGTGCATGGATTTCCAACATTGGATCTCAAAAGCCAGACTTAACATTAAAAGATATCGGTGCGTGGGTATCGTATATTGGTTCTCAAACCCCAAACATGACGTTGAATAACATAGGCGCTTGGATATCAAATATAGGATCACAAATTAGTGGAATGACATTGAAAGATATAGGTGCATGGGTATCATATATCGGGTCGCAAAACAATGGATTGACATTGAACGGCATTGGAGCGTGGATTTCTTACATCGCACAAACTGGCGGTCTAACATTAAGCAATATCGGTGCATGGATTTCCAACATTGCTACACAAGTCGGAGGATTGGCATTGAACGGCATTGGAGCGTGGATTTCTTACATCGCACAAACTGGCGGTCTGTCCTTATCGGGAATCTTAGGATATGTGAACCAAGTCACAAAGCAACCAGGAATCTCATTGATACTATCGGGAATAACAGCATTTATAAGTAGTGTTATAAGTGGTGGAAAAAAAGCAGAAGGTGGAGCTTTTTATGGTGGAAGATGGCATAGCATACCACAATTTAGCAGTGGAGGAGTCATCACAAAAGACTTCATGTCAAGCTTTAGCGCCATCCCACGATATGCAGGTGGTACTGTAAATGCAGGATCAATGTTTATTGCAGGAGAGGCTGGACCAGAGCTTGTGGGACATGTAGGCGGACGCACAGAAGTACTCAACGAATCACAACTTGCAAGCGTGATGCAAAGTGCAGTGGCAGAAGGAATGCAAACTGCAATGTCACAAATGGGTGGCGGCGGAAATGTAACCGTCAATGTCACACTTCAAGGCGATGCAAGGCGCATTTTTGAAGTAGTGAAGAACGAGAATAATTCACGTGTTATGCAGACTGGCAAGGCGCAACTTTTAACGTAAAGGAGGGAAACAATGCAATGGATGGTCCAGTAAAAACTGTAATCATAAGTGGATTGGAGTTGAAAGCTAAAGATCTGGTGGTAACAGATAACAGAATCTGGAGCCGCAATACGGGGCGAGTTGCGTCTGGCGATATGGAAGGTGACATCAAAGCAAAGAAAATTAAGTTAAATCTTACGCTGGCGCCTTTGGATGATGAAGAAGCAGCAGCTTTTGCTACTGCAATAGAACCACCATTTTTTCCGATCACTTTCCGAAATCCGAAGTCTGGGAAAACAGAAACGCGCAAATTTTATGTTGGAACGCCAACATATCCGGTGTATTCATACGCCGATATACTGCCCAGATATGTTGGCGTTGCCGCAAATTTTATTGAAAAATGAGGTGTCAAAATGAAGATGTCAAATAGAACACTGGTAAAAACAATCAATGGACTTTTATCGTTTAAAAACAATGGCGTAAGAAAGCCGATTAAGGCAATTTACGCAATTAACCGTAATATTGAAATGCTGGATAAGGCTGCAATTCCTTTCCAAGAATCAAGAAATGAATTGATTGAAAAGTACTGTGACAAAAAAGAGAATGGTGACATTGTACCTAAAAAGGGAATGGAACAAGGCCTAGAATCGGAGCTGGGTGAATTACTGGATGGAATCGAAGTTGATGTAGATGTTTACAAGATTCCAATTAGCTTGATCGAGAATATAGAAGCATCAGAGCTTGAATTTGAAGCGATTAGCATGATGCTAGAGGAAAGTGAGGCGGAAAAAGCATGACATATGATTACACAGTAAAACAAGATGGACAATTTTATAAACCTGGTCAAGAAGTGCCAGATATGGGTACATTGGTATGTACGTCTGCGCAAGGCAGTATACGTAGTTATGAGGGGCTTGCAAAAGACGTAGGCAAGCTTCCTACGTATGTTGCGACAGGCAGCTCTTTTCTGGCAAGTGATACTGGCGATTACTATAAATTCGAAGAGTCAACGGCAACTTGGAACAAGATTTAAGGAGTAAATATGAAACCAGAAGATGTCATTGGTATTTTAAATCGTAAGGTTCAGAATGCAACCGTAACAGAAGATCAAATTGACGCGGCTGTTGAGAAGTATCATAAAACTCACCCATTGGAAACTGATAAATCACTCACTGTTCCTGATGCTTTTGCAGATGCAAAGGCAGTCGGGGATGGATTGGGTAAAAAGGTAACAGGAAAAGGAATGACTTTGTACTATGATACAGAAAAACAGTGCGCAGCCATTAAATTTGATGAGTAAGGCTAGGTGATCATTATGGGATTATGGACGGAATATAAGAAAAAAACGGCTGTAAAATCCACAGATACCTTCCTTGTGTATGACAGCGTAGAAGGTGTAATGCAGGTTGATGGATCAAATGTAAAAGAATCCTTTAGAAATGCTACGGATACCACATTGTCACAAGCAGACGCGCCAGCCGATGCAAAAGCAGTTGGAGATAGATTCGCAAAGGTTGAAAAGAAGAATACAGAGCAGGACACAGCGCTAAAAACAAAGGCTGGTGGTACCGGCATAGAATTTTTCTTTGACTCAGCCAAAGGGTGCTTGGCTGCAAGGATAACAAAGTAGAGGAGGAAGGTGTATGGCTGACAAAATAATATATCTTGCAAAATGGGAAGATGTGGAAAATTTAAAGAAAGCATCAAAAACTCAAGAAACTAATATAGCGGATTTAACAAAGGAACTTGCAAAGAAAGCAAATGGCCAAGGAATCACTCTGAGCATAAACGAAAGTGGCGGACTAAGAGTGACGTATGATGACGGAAAGTGAGGATAAAAAATGGCGGAAGTGGCAGTAGATGTGGCAATGGAGTCAACATCACAAGAGATTTTGAATCTTTTAAAAACGGTAAAAACACTAGTAACAGATGTTTCAAAGTTTGACTGGAAGAATTTCTGGGAACAAACAGCAACAGACGAGGTTTTCTCGACAAAGTTTTATTACTATGAGACGAGTACCAGTCCAAACGGTGAAAAGATGAATGCATCAGTTGGATTAACAGCCGTACCTTCAACAGAAACTGTAAAGGGGCAGGATGATTTTGCGAATCATAGTGCTTTTCAGACAATTGATTGTAATTTTGTGATTGATGAGCAAGAGAATAAGACTCCAGTAGCAATCAAAGGCGGTAATGGATATTCCGATATTGGAAAAGTAGATGTTGGAGTTATGGTTCCATTAACTTATTGGGGCATTCAAAAATTTGATACATATTACATTGTACATTTTGCAACGAAGCCGCATCCTGAATTGGAGTGCACAACAGTTACACCATGGTGCAATAAAGAACTCGGTTATGGTATTTTGACAAAATACTATGCAGGACAAATTGATGGAATTTTATATTCATCATCTGGAAATGCAATTTATAACTTTGTTTCAGCCCAGTCTGGGAATACTGAGCTGCAGAAGAAAGGAACAGGATATCATGGCTCTGGATCAGAGCGAACGGCATATCTGCTGTGTATGCTATGGATGAAGTATGCAACAAAAAATAGTCAGAAAGTCTTTCAAGGATGTGCTTCATATAGTACGCAAACTAAAGTTGCACAGACTGGAGAAAAAGTTAATTATGTTGTAATTCCAACAGCGCAGGCAAATAGCTTTTATGTTGGTGCGACAGTATCCATCGGAGATGCAACTGGTCACACAGACAATCTGGATCGTGGACAGGCATACATGCGAAATATCGCAGATAAAGTCAAAATAACAGCTATCGAAGCAATATCCGGAACAGATAACAGTAGAGTATATGTTGGCAAGCAAAATATGACAATTACAGAAGATACATATATATCATCAATGCCATTACATGCAGGGCAAACTGACAAGGTGCTTGGAGTGGATGGATATGTCAAGAATGATGGCAAACATGCATTCAAACTTGGCGGTATCGAAGATATGGTTGGTGCATATTATATCTCAATGAACGAGTTGTGGAACAAGACCACAGCAACAACGGTTGACTACTACGTTAGAGGAACTGCTGCATGGTCAAGCACTGCCGCGAACTGGACAAAAATCGCAACTGTAGATCTTGAAACAACTGATGATTTTTGGATTGGCGACATTGATATAGACTTGTCTACAGGCGTTATATGGTTCAAGAGCAAGGGTTCAGGAGATTCAGTCGGTGTTGGCGACAGACAATATAATGGTGGTGATGGAACAGGTTGGCGCGAAGCGCTAAGGCGCGGCACTCTCAGGCACTGGTCGCATGCCGGATTCTCCTTCGCGGATCTCATGGGCGGCGTGGCTTACGCGCTCTGGTACTGCGCTCTCTGCGTTTAATTCCGAACCTTTTAGGGGTGAATTTTGCGCAAGCAAAAGAGGGGGCTGCCCCTCTAAATAGCACACAGAAATAATTTTAAAATAGGACTTGTCACACACGGGCGCGGCGGTCTCAGGGGCTGGTCGGTTGCCGGGTTCTCCTTCGCGAATCTCATGAACGACGTGACTAACGCGAACTGGAACTACGCTCTCTGCTTTTATATGTCTGACGGGACAAAATAGTACGTTGGTACTTAGTGTGGCATTTCGCGGATGTAATTCCGTTGTTGTATAAGCAACACTTAAATAGGCAACAAAAAGGGAATCGGAATGCCGACGGACATTCCGATAACTTATGTGAAAGACATAGGTTGGGGCTAGTAGACATCCGAACGTCCCTCGGAATTTAAACGATATTTGCAAAAGGACAAAAAATACTTGAAACGTTGTTGCAAAAGAATAGACATAGCTAACAGAATATTGATTGAACGAGCAGTAAGAGATTGCATAAGTGGAAAGATGAACCGAGGGGACACTATAAGAATGTTCTCAGAGTACTCAAAGCTACCATGTGAAATCATAAAAAAGATCTGCAAAGAGCACTTCATGATGGAAGGATTGATCAATACTGTTATAGACGGTATACAACAAGAGATTATCGAAAAGAAATATATTGTAAAGCCAATTCGTTACAGATACCAAGTTGATAAATGTAACGGAAAAGTTAGAAAGATAGGAATACAAGATGTAAAGCAGCAGATATACGACTATATAGCTGTATATGCAATGGAAGAATTATTCCAAAAGAAAATAGGCTTTTACCAATGCGGAGCATTAAAGAACAAGGGATGCGAATTTGGTGCAAAAGCAATTAAGAAATGGGTAGACAACCATGATATAAGATGGGGATGGCAAGCAGATATCAGGCATTATTATGAAACCATACCTAAAGGTAAATTAAAAGAATTGTTAAGGCGAGATGTAGATAACGACGATGTTATACATCTCGTTTTCTTCTTAATTGATTCGTTTGAGGGTGGATTATCAATTGGTTCATACCTTAGCCAATATCTTGCGAATTACTACATGTCATATGCGTGTCATTATGTTAATGAGCAGGTATGCAAATTAAGAAAACATAGGAATGGAGCTGCTAATCGTGTCAATCTTGTATCTCATGCTTTGTTTCAAATGGACGATATACTAATCGTTTCGAAAAGCTTGAAGGATTTAAAAATGGCGGTAAAAAGATTTTCGAGTTATGTTTCGGATTTTTTAGGGCTAGAAATTAAGGAAACATCAAAATTCATTGATTTGAGTGTTACATACATTGATATTTTAGGAAGAAAAATATCAAGAAGAAGCCTTACTGTGCGCTCATCAAATTTTTTTAGATTTAGAAGGACTGCAAAGAAGGTAAGAAAAAGAGTCCACCAAAAGAAAGAAGTGCCGCTGTCATTGGCTAAAAGCTATATCGGGCGTTATGGAGCTATTAAACATTCAAACACACAACGTTTTCAACAAAAGTATCATGTCTCGGAAGATATAAAGAGATGTAAAGAAATTGTATCCACTCATGAGAGGAGATTAAACAATTATGGAAAAGATGAGATTTACGCTGCCACAGTTAAGTGCAGCATTCTATCCGCTTGAAAAAGGAATGGATGTAGTCATTTGTACAAATGAGCAGAAGATTACGATTGATGGTCCAGAAAACGGCAGTGAGACGATGTATGAGTATGACGGCAATATATTCAGGACATTTAAGTTGACGCAAGAGGAGATCATTCAAGCTCCGGAGCAATATCTTGATTATGAAGGCGATACAGAGCCAAGCGAAGAAATGACAAGATATGCAACAGAAATGATAGACGCATATACCTTGCAGCTGATTGAGGAAGGAGTACTGGCATGAGAAGTTTGGTAGAAAGTTTAAAAAGGCTGTACAACAACAACAGAAAAGTATCGGCAGAAAAGATTAAAGGAATGAAGGTTCTCACAGAAGAAGAAAAAAGATACATCCTCGAAGAATAAAAAATAAAGCAAATATCTAGCACGGAGTATACCGTGCTAGAGAAAGGAAAATCACCATGTATCAGGTATCAGAAGCATTAGATAAAGTTATATCAGGCAGCGGAAGAACGTTCTACGCAAGGCTAAACGGAATATCAGATGGAATTCAAGAGATAGTGCAAACAAATTTCTCAACTCCTGATAGCTATTTTTATGTGGGTGGAGCTATAGCTTCCAAAATAGAAGTATCTATGTTTACAAAATCGCAAGATTTTGTAAAAGGTACGGAAGTAAAATTGGAAATTGGAGCAATAGCTGATGGCGCTATAGAATGGATACCGATGGGGTATTTTACAATAAAAGAGCAAAAAAAAGACCGAAATCTGCTTACTTTTACAGCATATGACAGGCTAGAGTCAAAGTTAGCTAAAGCATATAAAAGTAAGATCACGAAGTATCCAGTAGAAAGCAAAGAATTTTTAACTGATATAAGCAAACAGACAGGTGTTGAGTTTGACACAAGCAAATTATCTGATAGCCTGATGATAGATAAAATATTGACGGTTAACGACCAGTCGGGAGAAAAATCATACAAAGAGCCATTTGACGGTTTCACAATGCAGCAAGTGGTTGGATACATCGCACAACTCCATGGCACATTTGCTATATGCGATAGAAACGGAAAAGTAACATTTAGATGGTACGAAGCGTTAACAACTGACTATCCAGGAAAAATAGGTGATACAGCAGGCAGCTATTTAAAAGACCAGAACCTATCGTTCATTTATAATACAATTGAATTTTTAAAACAATCACACACGTATCTGATTAAGACCAATAGATATTTTGATGATCTGCTACAATCGGAAACGATGTGCCAAATCTCAGGCATCAGCTGTGACACAGAGAACAATCATTATGAATCAGGAACAAATATAAATACAAATTTAAGCAATCCAGTAATGACACAGGAATGGCTCAATAAAATCCTTAAAAAAATAAAGGATATGAGCTATTATCCAGTGTCATTTTCGTTTATGGGAGATCCGAGGCTTGACGTAGGTGATGTTGTTACAATAGTTGATGCCAAAAATAATCTTATAGATGTTCCAGTGATGCAGCACACCATTACATTTGATGGTGGCTTGCTGTCGGAAGTGGCATCTTATGGCTTTGAAGAAAAAGAGGTGAAAAGTCCATCTGAAATAGCGTTGCAACGAGTTAAAGATGACATTCTTAGCCTTCAAGAAATTACGGCAAAAAAAGCCACATTCAATCAGTTAAACGCTGTGGATGCAAAGATCACCAACTTGCAGGCAAGCTCAATCACGGTAAATGATGCAAATATATTATTTGCCAGACTTGATAAAGCGAATATTCAACAGGGCTGGATAACAAGTGTAATGATTGGTGATGCGCAAATTACCAATGCAAAAATTCAGGATATGTCTGCTGATAAACTAACAGCAGGCATTCTCGATGCAGAAAAGGTAACTTTGATAAATCTTGATGCTGGCAGCATAACAACCGGAACCATAACCGGACTTGATGCGATCTTTAACCGGTCTTTTACTGTTAATAGCCCATATTCTGACACTCAAAGCTTTATAATTGAAGCAAATCAAAACAACATCATCATTGGAACAAGAATCAAAGATGTATTATACAGCACGAACGATAACAGCATCATTTTTTCACCTACGGGAGTAACACTACAAGGCGGAAATGGTGCGGTAGTAATAACTGCGAAGCATGATGTAACAATAGGATCAGATGGTGGATCAATTTACTTGAATGCTAACGGAACCACGTATAACGATATTCCAATATACGCTAGAAATGACTTATATACTTTTAAAATCCTTCATGAAGGAAACGCAACTTTGAAATCAGAATTTAGCAACGGCGTTGAAATCGGAAGTATCAGTTTGGGAACGCTATCAATGACTTTAAAGGTCCCATTAGCATCAACAACACAATCTGGTCTGATTACAGCATCAGAAAAATCTAAGCTAAACACCGACTACTTGCCATTAACAGGAGGTACACTCGGAAGCAGCAACGTAAACGTACTGGGTCTGAATTGCACGTCGGGTATGATGAGTACGTTAAGATTCTATGGTAGCGGAAAGCGACTCGGAAGCGTAGGTTTTAATGCTCAAAATTCGAGCTTGTATCGTTGGAATACATCAGGCACTGCGTACAGAATACTTGATGAGAATGATCTACCTTTAATGGCAGATAGCGGATGGGTAAACATAACATTAAGTAGTGAAATCACTGCTGTAAGTTATATTGGAGCGCGCGTCAGAAAGATAGGAAACATAGTCAATGTCGTTATGGGAGTTACAGGAGCTACAGCAGCGTTCCAAACGCTCGGAACCCTGGCGCAAGGCTATAGACCAACAAAAGAAATTAACTTAGCAGCTAGATATTATAATTCTCCAACTGCCGCAATTGCAATTGGAACAGACGGAGTAATTAAGCTTCTTCAGACTGCATCTGGTGGAAGTTCATATAATGCAAGCGGAGCAATTTCATTTTCAATCACATATTTTGTTTAAGTTTAAAGGGTGTATCAGTGATGATGCACCCTATTTTTATTGCTTAAAATTTAAGTAGGAATCCTTTCTCTCGCAAACAGATTGCTTTGCTTGCTGTATTGACTCCTTCAAATGTTTTAAATCAGGTTCTATAAAAGAATCTTTCACCTCACCACGTGCCTGCCGAATCAAAAAATTGTCAAGATATGCTTGAGCTGACGTTATACGGTCAGCAAGTGGCAGTTTGTTTAATGCCGTAAGCATATCAAGTTGTGCGTGCCAATCAGACCCAGTATCACAAAAGACATTGTAATACAGACGTTTCAGATACGCAGCATCTTCGTGCTTTAAGTATTCCTGCAGAGCAGACAGTGTCTCGTTGTCTTTTTTAGGATGATAAATGCGTTCGTATTTATCTGGATCATAGATAGCCATAAGACATTTTTCCACATCGACACCACATCTGTCAAACCACTCTAGCAACGCTGGGAAGTCTGGCGCACCAAGACCATTCTCCCAGTTTTTTATTGTTCCTACGCTCTTTCCAAGTGCTTTTGCCAAATCCATTTGTGACAATCCTGCATTTTTGCGCACATAAATTATAACTTTTATAAGCCGTTCAGTATCAGCTACTCGATTTCTCATGTCAAAAACCACCCTTCATATTCGTCCAAAATGTCATTTTTACAATAAATTGTACTTTAGCAAAAACAAAAAGTATAATTTATTGGCTACACCAAGCAAAAGGTAAAGCCAAAGTTTTCTAGCACTTGAAAATTTGGAAAATAGCCAAAAAACTTTGACTGAAAAAAATGTGAACAAAGTCAATACAATTGTAGTCACCAGTGCTATTATCTATACCATAGCAGAAAAGAGAAAGGAGGCTACTAATGATGACAGTTTACAACTGCAAAGTAACAGAGTCAATGGTTAATTTTGCCATTATTCACGGTAAATTACTAGACAATTTTACAACATTAGACTGCTTGGAGAGTGATTTTTGTTCAAACACCATCGAGACAAGCCGCCTAAGTGGAGTAAATGATGAAATACCAATCGCTGTTGCAAAAGATAGAATCGGGGCTTTGAAGCGTCAGGATGAAGTGACAGTGATCGGAGAATGGCGAAGCAAGAATTATTACACTAGTGACGGCAAAAGACATGTACAGCAGTACTTTTTAGTTCGTGAAATCAAAGTAGAAAGCGGGGAACATAGAAATCAAATTGCATTGACTGGGTATTTATGCAGCAAGCCGATATATCGCACAACGCCATTAAAAAAAGAGTTATGTGAGCTTATAATTGCTGTAAATCGTCCATATGGCAAGAGCGATTATTTACATTGTATCGCTTGGAACCAACTCGCTCGAAAGGCATCAAATTTAAAGGTTGGAGACAAAATTAGGCTGTCTGGAAGAATCCAGAGCAGAACTTATATCAAAAGAGAGCACGAAGCAGAAATGGTTAAAGTTGCATACGAAATTTCTGTGGATGCATTTGCAAAGGAAAGGTGATTATATGTGTGATGTGGTTAGACGTTTTTTTAGATAGTATCGCGGAATTAAAAGGCAATGAATATGTAAAAAGAGCGATTGCATATATATCTACGTTTATTCCGGAAGGAAAACGTAACGAAATGGAATTACTTGATTTCTTGTATCAGTTAACAGACAGAGACGATGTAAAGAAATATCGCTGTGAGCTGATCGCACAGGCAATGACGAGAGAATAGAAGAAAGAGAGGGCAATGAATGGCAGAAAGCAGAACTGAAAAGGATATTGAAAAAGATGCTGAAGAAGCAACGATATGGTGTTATAAGAAAAAGATCAGAGAGCTCTTGAGGAATGAGGAAAGACTAAGCACACTCAGAGTTGTCTATTATATCTTGACAAAATAAAAAAGAGGGCATCCAGTAATGGGTGTCCTCTTAATGTTTTATTGGGCTGAAACAATTTTATCATTCTGCTCTAAGATATCAGATGCATCTTTCCATGCATAGTTAATCTGGATTGTGCTTGGAGCGGCAGCATCCTTACCATAATCGCAAGAGTGGATTGATAAGATGCAGGTCTTTGTTTCCCAAATAGTAAAATGACCATCATAGAGATTAAATATAAATGAGCCGCCCTTAGTTGAGAAAGAATCTTCGTCATAATCCTGTGAAGGTTCGCCATAAGTAGCTGTTAATTGCTCTTTTAAATCATTTGCCATTGGGCTAACATCATTTGTATTAAATTCGTATGTAACACCGTACAGCATAGCATTTGCCACATTATAGTCAATTGCACCGTCTGCTGAAGGGCAAACAAAATACGCATATACAGAAGATGTTGTATATCCAAAGGCTGGCTGCTGATAGTTTGAAGCAAAAGCACTTGCCATAAAACCAGTCGAATCATAGTCAACACCAGTAATTCCACCATAGATAATATCATCAACTGAATAGACAGGAAGCGCCTGATCTATAGATGCTTGGAGGTTAAGCTCTGGTGTTAAGCTCTGCACACTCGCAAAATTTGTCCCCCACGGAATATCCTTGAACAGGATATCACCGTCTGGGAGTTCTGCCTCGGTTTCTGCCTCAGAACTCTCTTCCTCATCACCCTCAAGCAATTCATTATATAGTTTAAGAAGATCGTTGTAGTCTTTGAGCAATTCATTATACTTTGCTTCATAATCAACAGAAGTTTCTGCTTCTGTCTCTACTTCACTTTCTGCAAATACTGGCACTGCTTGCAATGCCATACAACTACACAGTACAGCTACAAATTTCTTTTTCATGTCCTTTTCTTCCTTTCCTTTTGTGCTTGTGTTGCACTATGTAAATAGTATAAACAGGTTTTCACAAAATAGCAACCAGAAATTCGCCTTGTATACAAAACAAATGGGTATCCGCATTACGGATACCCACTGTCTGGTTAATTAGTTTTGTTTGTCATTGGTGCCTGGTGGAAAGATGATATCTTTTCCTGCAAGAAGAGTATCAAGCACTTGTTCCAATTTCTCCCAGTCTGAATCCTTCATTTGCGCAAGATAAAGGATTAAACGCTTTTTGAAATTTTCATCGCCTGCTATTGCAAGCGTGCCAAGAAATGATGCAATCTCTTCTGATGGTGTAACGTTCTTAAGCATATCGCCTTCTCCGGTACGGAGCCATTGTTCATTTACGCTAAATCTGTTGCAAATCATGAAAATCGTTCTGTCAGCTGGAGTATTGATACCACGCTCTAGTAGACTAACTGAACCTTTCTTTATTCCAATGGCTTCTCCAAATTTTTCTAAGGTGTAGTCTCGACTTTTTCGCACCATTGCTATTCTCTCACCTATTGTAGTTTCCATCTTATCACCTCCTTCCATTATTATTATAGCAAGTTTTGTTTGTTAAGTCAACAAAAAAGTTTGTCAAACAATCAAAAAAACTATTGACAAAGTATTCCTAATAAACTATACTGTAAGTGTAACAAACAAACGGACATTGAAAATTTAGCAGAAAGGAGCCGGAACATGGAACTCTTGAGAATTAACTACGAGTCAGAGCGGCCTACTGTATCGGCAAGACAACTGCATGAGGGACTTGAGATCAAGACAGCTTTTAAAGACTGGTTTCCACGGATGGCAGCATATGGATTTGAGGAAAATCAAGACTTTATATTGGTAGCTCAAAAAAGAGCAACCAATAATCCAAAGAATCCAACAACAACTTGCAACGATTATCAAATCTCCATCGACATGGCAAAGCAAATTTGTATGATTCAGCGTACTGACAAGGGCAAGCAGTACCGCCAGTATTTCCTTGATCTGGAAAAGGCATGGAATACACCAGAACAGGTGATGGCACGAGCCTTAAAGATTGCCAATAACGAGATTGATAAGCTCAAGGCAGATAATAAGGTACTGATTGCAGACACAGAGCGCATGAAGCCAAAGGAAATCTTTGCAGATGCAGTGGAGTCTAGCAGGACCTCAATCCTGATCGGGGACATGGCAAAACTGATTTGCCAGAATGGTCATGAGATCGGGCAAATCAGACTCTTTGAGTGGATGCGTCAAAATGACTACCTGATTAAATGTGGTGGTAGTAAAAACATGCCGACGCAGAAGGCGATGGAACAGAAACTCTTTGAAGTTAAGGAACGTACTGTTGTAAATCCGGATGGAAGCGTCAGAATCACAAGAACAACGCTTGTAACTGGCAAAGGACAAATCTATTTTATCAACAAGTTCGCCAAGATGAAGGCAGAAATGATAGCAGAAGTTACATAAAAAGAAAGGAACAAACGATGCTTGATATCAACAAGTTTGTAGTACTTAAAGATTGCATGTACTACGAGGGAATGCATAAGTATTACATATTCCAGTTTGATAGTGCATACACACTACTTGCTGACACAAACAGAGCAATCTTGTACAGAGCAAAAAGCTTTGCTGACATGATTAGCTACATCGAAAGAATGGAAACATGCAGAAAGGAGGTGCAGGCGTGATGACAGATAAAAAGGTAAAAGAAAAGTCTAAGACAACAACATACCGTTTTTTGACTGAGCAGAAAAAGCGCACTCTGCAGAAGTTGAGTGAAGTGACCAATAGCTACTCTAGTATCCAGAACAACTATTTGCTCGGCTGGATAGAGAACACAGTCACAACATCGTAAGCAAAAAAGGAAAGCATAACATGGAAAGAAAAATTAAATGTGAACTGTATCGCGACTCGATGCAGAATTACAAAAAATACGGAATCCGCCCAACACAGTTGATTATTGCGGACGTACCTTATAATGTCGGAGCCAATTTCTACGGCAGCAACCCAATGTGGTACAAGGGCGGCGACAACAAGAATGGTGAAAGTAAACTTGCAGGAAAAGCTGCTTTTAACTCAGATTTCAATTTCAATCTTTATGAGTACTTTCATTTTTGCTCAAAGATGATGAAAAAAGAGGATAAGAAAAGCCCAACAAGAGGAAGAAGTAGCAACAGCCCTTGCATGATCGTATTTTGCTCGTTTGAGCAGACATCAACCTTAATTGCAGCCGCAAAAAAACATGGATTCATTCATTACATTCCATTGGTATTCATCAAGAACTATTCGCCGCAGGTATTAAAAGCGAATATGAGAGTAGTTGGAGCTACAGAATATGCACTTTGCTTCTATAGAGACAAACTTCCAAAGTTCAGAAACGGAGCGCAGCTTAATGAAGAAGGAAAAACAATCAGAGGTACTGGTCATATGGTTTTCAACTGGTTTAACTGGGAGAAGGACGGAAAAGACATTCCTAAGATTCATCCGGCACAGAAGCCTGTGAAGCTTTTGAAAAAGATAATCGAAACATTTACTGATCCGGGTGATGTTGTTATTGATCCTTGTTGTGGAAGCGGAACGACATTAAGAGCCGCAAGAGAACTTGGCAGAAGTTCATACGGTTTTGAGATAGACCGCAATTTCTACCAAAAAGCAAAGGAAGAAATGTTGCAAATATAAATTAAGAGAGGTGATAAAAGATGTTCTGGATGACTAAAAAGATGCCAGATAAGACCGCAGGCTATCTGTTATGCACAATCAGATGGGGCGAGACTAGACTTACCCATGAGTATTATTGGGGACCAGACCCAAAGGGCAGATTTAGATGGTGGGTTTCAAAAGAAGCTTGCCAGGCGAATTTGCCAGACGGTGGATTTGAAGATTCTGGCTATGAGATCATGGCTTGGGCTAGAATGCCTGAGCCATATAGAAAGGAAATGTATGAATCTAAGAGAAATATTGCCGCATTTGAGCGGAGAAATGAGCGAAGACACGGAGCTGCTGAAAGAAACAGCAAAGCAGGGCGACACTGTTGTGCTGAATGTAAAAATGCCAGATGGAACACCAACAACAGTAAGTGCGGCGATTAAAGCGAAGTACCCACATGTGGTACATATGCAGTATCAAACCGCAAAGGGATATACCGTAAACAAAACGCTTGCTTGGAAAAAGCTGCTAATGATGATGCTCAATCCAAACAGTATCGAAGAAAACGAAGAAGGAGAGTGATTAGCAATTTTTATTTACCATGGAGAGAGTAAAAAGCAATTGCTCGAAACTGCAACAAGGCTGCTTCAATATTTAACAGAAGAGCAGCTTGCCTACATCATCGGAATGGGGCAGGCAGAGGAATATAAAGAAAAGGAAGGAGCGAAGGAAGATGATAAATCTGTACTTTGATACGGAGTTTACAGGATTACATAAAGACACAACCCTAATAAGTATCGGAATTGTATCTGCAAGCGGTGAATCCTTTTACGCAGAACTTAATGATTTCGCAAACTATCAGATCACACCTTGGATTAAGGAAAATGTATTGTCAAATACAGTGGTAAAGGGTGAGAACAAAGAGCTTGCAGAGTTGCTAGACAAGGAAAACACTGTGTTTGTGGTTGGAAGCAAATATGAGGTACGAGAATCACTTCTTGAATGGCTTAAACATTTTGAGAGTGATATTCAATTTGTGTCAGATGTATCTCATTACGTTTTTGTTTTGCTGGTTGATCTTCTGGCAAGTTCAGCATTGGAGCTTCCTAATTGCATATCAGCAAGTTGCCACGACATCAATCAGGATATTGCAAGAGTGCTAAGAATTTCTGAAAAGGAAGCGTTTGATTTATCACGCGAACAGCTCTTAACAAAGTTGGGAAAGCCGCTTCCTAAAGGGGTAAAACACAATGCGTTGTATGATGCCAAGATCATTCAGGCGATTTATCGCCAACTCCAATAAGCCTATGAAGCTAACAGAGGAGCAGCGGTTAGAGCTGATTGGACATGTAAACAGAAGGGTGAATGCAATAGCACCAAGATCTGGAAGGACGGCAACAGAAATTAAAAGAGCTAGGCAGAAAGCCATGAAAGGGTTGATCCAGAGCTTTTCAAATGAATTTGGTGTGAGAGCAGAACGCTTATGGAAACAAAATGAAACATTGAAATTTAGAGGATGCAGCTTATATGACTTACACGAGTTCATAGATTGCTACCCACCAGAGAAGAAAAGAAAGGAGAGAGCAAATGGTTGTAGTGAACAGCGGAGAAAGCTACCTCGGCGCAGAAATCCGCGAATGGTGCAGCCGCTGCAAGGATCAGGATGCGGTAATGGTAAATACAAAGTATTACAGCGGTTTCAGAGAGCCGAATGACGGAGCATTCTACTTTGTCGAGAAAGACGGAGAAAACATTTCAAAATATAGAGTTGTGCGCGATTTGGTCAAGTCACCACGACTATAAGAAAGGAGACAGATGAGTAAAGAACTTGAAGCTGCAAGAGCATTGGTAAAAATGCTTGAAGAAAGAGAGCAGAGTAACAAGGTTAAGCTGAAAAGCTTAAAAGCCGGAGAAACATTTTGTATTGGAGAGAATGATTATATTGTCCTCGAACAGCACGAAGAAAAAACCAAGGTTATCTCGAAGGATTTTATAGCAGAAGGCAGAAAATTTGCAGATGATACAGCGGATTACAAAACATCTGGACTTAGAAAATACATCGAAGCTAAAATTCAGCCAACTATTGAAAATGAAGTAGGAGCCGAGAACCTAGTAGAACACACCGTAAGTTTAACGACGGTAGACGGCCAGAACGACTATGGAGAGCTGACTTGCAAGGTTCGCCCGCTCACTTTTGACGAGGCCAGAAAGTATAACAACTTGATTGTTAATAATGATTTGGATGATTGGTGGTGGACTTGTACAGCATGGACTAGTCCAAACCGTGAATGTAATCGCTCAATTGCCGTTGTTCTTCCGTCCGGCCGCATCAGCTACAACAATTGCAACTACAGCAACGGTGTTCGCCCAGTTTGTATCTTTTCCCCTTCAATCTTTGAATCTAAGGAGAAGTAATTAAGTGGCAGAAGAACTCAGAGTTATTCTTAAAGCAAAAGAGCTGGCAAAGCATACTTTAATAATAACTTCTAATTGTAACCGTTATCCCAAAAAATATAGGTTCTCACTCGTAGATAAAATGCAAAATAAAGCACTTGAGATTTATGAGCATTTATATGAAGCGAACCGAACAGATTTGAGACTTTATCCTAAAGAGCGATCAGAACTCCAGACAAAAGCAATAACGAAATGTGATGAGTTATTGTTCTATATTGAATTGTCAATGGAGTTGAACATCATCAACAATAAAAGTACAGAATATTGGTCAAAGATGGTTTCAGATATAAAGCATATGGCAATTGCCTGGAGGACTAAGGACAAAGAAAGATAATAAAATTAGGTTATTTGCTGTTAAGACCGTTGTTCTTCCGTCCGGCAACATCAACAACAACAATTGCAACAACAGCAACGGTGTTCGCCCATTCTGTGTCAAGCAGGCCGTCAGAGTAGGCATTAAGCCGAAATCAGCAAAAGATACAAAAAAGCAAATAACCTTTCCGAAGAGGATAAATACAAAGGAATTTTTACTATGGATAAAGATCTTATATGCGATTTTCAAAATTTATACAAAGCATACCGAAAAACGAAATCTGGTAAGAAATTTAATGGAAGTTGTGCGAGATTTCAAACAATGAGTCTTGAAGGGCTTCACATATTGAAAGAACAGCTTGAGAATCAGACGTACAGTATGAACCCGTATAACAAATTCAAAATATATGAGCCGAAAGAGCGAGAAATCAAGTCCTGTGCTTTTAAGGACAAAGTGGTTCAGAATTGTCTGTGTTATACCGTTCTTAGACCAAGGCTACAGTCTCAATTTATTCGAACCAATTATGCAGGCCAGATAGATAAAGGTACTCATTTTGGAATGGATTGCCTGAAAGAACAGATGCTAAGCTTTTACGAAGAATATGGAACAAATGGATGGATTTTAAAGTGCGATATACGAAAATTCTTTTACACCATAGAACATGATCCGGTGAAGGATATAGTAGATTATTATTTCTACGACGAATATACAGTATGGTTAAATCATTTGTTCATTGATAGTGTTGAAAGCCCAGGTCTTCCACTCGGAAATCCTGTTGCACTAATGTATGCGCTTCTTATGCTTGATGGACTTGACCATTTTGTAACTGGTGAGCTTGGAATAGATAAATATGGGCGCTATTCAGATGACTTTTATTTGATATGTTCAAGCAGAAGTTACGCAAAGTGGTGCAAAGAAGCTGTAGAAGCTTTTGTTAGTACCCTTGGCCTATCGTTAAATGGGAAGACACAAATAGTTCCATTCCGCAAGGGAATCTCGTTTTTGGGATTCCATCATTACGTAACAGAAGATGGAAAGTACATCAGGAAAATAAAAGGCGAAAATAAGCGGAAAATAAAGAAGAAATTGAATAACTGGGCAAAGCTGTGAAGGCAGGAGAGATGATGTTAACAGAGTTTTATACAAATTATAACGCGTGGAAAAATCATGCACTTCACGGGAATTGCAAGAAATTATGCCATTCTATGGACCTTTACGTAGAAGAATTGTTGAAAGGAGTGAGCCAATGAATTATGTAAAAGCCCGATATGAGGGCAGCAAAAGAAGTTATTGTTTTGTGACAGAGGAAGATTTAAAGCCTGGAGACGAAGCAGTAACTCCAAATGGCACAAAAGTCACAGTAGTAGATGAGCCGGTAGACCTTTCATGGGTAGAGGCTTACGGAAAAAGCAATATTAAGGTGATCAAAAGAGCACCAGAGATCAATGAAGCAGAGTGCAAGAACTGCACATCGTGCTACAACAATAAGGCAAAAACAAAATAAGGAGGATAATATGAGCACTAGATTTACAATTAAGGTTGGATTAGCTTTTAATACCGTTCTTGTCGAGGACGAAAAGACAGGTGAGATGGGCGTGGGAGTTTATAAAAATAGTGTTGACGATATCAGTTTTTTGTCAGCATTAAGTAAAGCGTCAGATGAGCTACTGAAAAAATTGAAAAAAAGAAAACAAGATGAAGATCTGGAAACTGTGCACGAGCAGGGAAAGGAACCAGAAGAGAAAAAGGAAGAACAGCCGACATACTACAGTGGAGCTGTTGAGGTTGCAAAAGGTGACAACGTGCTTTTCCCAACAGGGTTAAAGTTTAAAGTGACGCAAGGCAAAATAGAATATATTACAGGCAATTTAATGAATGACATTTCTGCATACCTTATATTTTGCAATAACACATTCAAATCATTTGATGATTTGAGCAAGTTTTTTGACAAGATGCACATTGAGATTAAGGAGGGTGAGGAATAATGGCAGCAGCTAAAACAGAAGTGTTAAGTGCAGAAGATCAGCAGGCTAGCTTAATTGTAAACAATAAGCTTATCGACGGTCTTGTACGCCAGTTGCAAGAAAAAGAAAAATTTGGTTTAACATTTCCAAAAGACTATAACGTAGCAAATGCATTAGCTGGAGCGTATCTGATATTAAAAGAGACTCTTGATAAGGATAAACGTCCAATTCTTGAAAGTTGTTCACAGGTTAGCATTGTAAACTCACTTATGACAATGGCTACACTGGCGCTTAGTGTCACCAAAAAGCAGGGATATTTTATCGCCTACGGTGGAAAGTGCCAATTCCAGAAATCTTACTTTGGAAATATCACATTGGCAAGACGTAACGGCTTAAAGAAGATCAGTGCGGAGATCATCTATGAGGGCGATACATTTAAGTACCACATTGTTAATGGTGAGAAGGTTATTGATGAACATACGCAGGACTTCATGAACATTGACAATGACAAGATCAAAGGTGCTTATGCTGTTGCAAAAATGATGGATGGAAGCCAGATTGTGGAGATTATGAACATTAACCAGTTGAAGAAAGCATGGAATCAGCGAATGGGTGGATTGAAAGAGGATGCTGCCAGTACGCACACAAAATTCAAAGATCAGATGTCAAAGAAAACTGTAATCAACCGTTTGTGCAAAATGATCGCAAATACGAGTACAGATGGTAATATTTCCGAGATATCCGACAGACTTGATCAGTTCGAGGACATTTCTCCAATTGAAATTGAGCAGGAAAATATTGCATACGAAATTAAAAATGAAGCAAATTCAGAAACATTTGTTGAGCCTGTAACTGGAAATCGAGAGTTAAAAGCTGATACAGATGGTCAGCAGGAACTCCCGGCATTTATGCAGTAGGGAGATAGCCTATGGATGAAATTAAATGGAGAATAGAAGGAATTTTCAAAGCTAATGCCGCAAAATGTCTGGATGAAATCGGAAGAGATACAGAGATAACTCCAGAACAAGTGCTTGAGAAGCAGTGCCAGAAAGCTGACTGATGAGAGAAAAAACAAGGCTAAGGATACAGCAGCTGTAAATATGTGGGAAGAAGTAATTACCTCTATGCACTGGTACAACGGAAAGCCTATAGACTTCACAGAGAAAGGCCTAGGAGAAGCACTGCGCAACAATGCTCCGTGCATTACGGCATTTGGTTTGAAAAAGTCATTTGGACAGGCTGTTGTACAGAATAAGATTGACACTTACGCGACAAAGTTTAATGCCGCTGTAAATGTCATTGCAAAGGGCAATCTGGTTCCAATCAAGTTTGCAGAGCATTTTATTGATGAAAAGCTTATGTCGCCAAAGAAGGGTGCTCCTGTACTTGTACGACTGAACCGTTTCAGCGGATGGAGTGCAACATTCACCATTCAGTATACAGAGAATGCGTATTCTCTGGAACAGATTTTGAACATTATTCGTCTTGCAGGTTTTGGAAACGGAATTGGAAGTGGAAGAACAAGTGGATATGGTCGTTACCACATTGAAAGCGTTGAGGGATGAATGACATAGAACTTGAGAGAGGAGTTTTTTCAGATGATTCTAACGTGCTTAGCCAGCGGCAGTTCTGGTAATTGCTATGTTTTAAAGGATAACAAAGGCAAGATGCTTCTTCTTGATGCAGGAATCCCAATCATGAAGATCAAAAAGGGCTGCGACTGGAAAGTATCTGATATTGTTGGATGCGTTATTACACATAAACACAGAGATCACTCGGAAGCAGTCAGTGATCTGGAAGAAATGGGAATCCCAGTCTACAAACCTTATGAAGGCAACTCTTATATCGGTGGATATGGTGAATTTAGAATTGTATCAGTTCCGATGAATGATGTGCATGGACACTTCAAGCATACCGATGCAGACGGTACAGAGTGTCCGTGCTATGGATTCATCATCGAGCATCCAGAGATAGAGCGAATGCTCTACATTACCGATACAGAGTTCGTAAGGTGGCGATTTAAGGATATTAGCCACATACTGGTGTCTTGCAATTACCAAAAACAATATATTTCAGGAGATGTCACTGGTAAACGATTACATGTCATCAAGGGACATATGGAGTTAGAAACGTGTGCAGACTTCATAGAAGCTAACACAACAGACGCACTCCAGAACGTCATTATTTGCCATTTAAGCGCAAATAATGCAGCGCCGGAAGAAATGGTTACAAGAATAAAAAAAGTCGCAGGAATGGCAAATGTGGACGTTGCAGAAGCAGGTAAGACCTGGCAATTGTTTAATTGCGAAACATGTCCGTTCCTGTAAGAAAGGAAAGCAAATGAGCAATAAAGAAGTCTTGAAGATATTAAAGAAGAAACTTGATACTTGCACCAGAGCAACTGAGCAAGCCTTGAAGAAAAAGGACTACAAGGCAGTTGAAAAATCAATGAGAACCGCGTTTGTATTCATGAAGGCACATAGCGCTCTTAAAAAGCAGATTCCGCAAAAACCGGTTATTCTAGCAGATAAGAACGCATGTAGCTGCTCTGTATGTGGAAACATCATAAATGATTGCCTTGCTTCCTATTGTTCAAAATGCGGACAGAGAATTGATTGGGAGGAAACATGATCCTGAATGAAATTTTAAAGCTTATGGAATGCTTTCCTGGCAGCAGTATCAACAGCAAGGGATACTTGCTTTTAAACAAGCAACGTTCTGGTTTTTCCATAGCTGACATTGAGAGTGAGGAAGATCTTAAATGCAAGTTGCTTGAATATGTGTCAAGGGACGCTTGCAAAACAATGGTTTATCAACAGCATATAAGGAACGTAAGATTTTGGAATGGAACTCGAAAGAGTATAAACCAGTATCTGCAGACGAATTTTTCTGATGACGACATGCTTGATATATACCAGTACTTAGGCAATGGTATCAGGCACAAGCTCACCAAAGAGTTTGTAGAGAATGGATATGATCTAAAACTGATAAAGGAGGATTTGAATGGATGAGATTAAGATCGGAACTCCTGTCTATCACGTAGAGGAATACCGATTAACCAACTATGAGTTAAAACAAAAGGGATTTGAAGGGTTCGACAATTACGGACTTGAAGTTGTTGAATCAATCGTTATAGCCGTGACAGACACACATTTTGATACAATAACCGAAAAACGTGACATCGGAAGCGATACGAATAATATACATCATTGGGAGAGATTAGCACTTGGAAGGGCAGTATTTCTGAGTAAAGAAGAAGCTGCAGAAGAAGCCGATAACCGTGCGCACAATATCCAGTTAGGATATCACTGTTCAAAGTTTAACCAGCGTCCAATGTATAAGAATTGGCTACACTGGCAAGATACAGCTAAAGCAAAGCCGTTTAAAAAGCAAACAGGGCACAGAACAAACTTTGTCCCGAAAAAAGCTACACTTCCAGAAGAAATTTACATCGCATGGAGAGACGGAAAGATAACCGGACCAGAAGGAGCAAAGAAGATAGGTGTTTGTATCACAACTTTTGAAAAGTATGCAAGAGAAGAACTTGCAAAGAGAGGTGATAGGCACACTGTCAAGACTGGTAATAAAGTACCGCCAAAGCCTTTGCCACCAATGTTTGATGAATGTTTTGAACAATGGAAACTTGGCTTACTCTCAGATGAAAAGGCAGCTAGACAATGCGGAATGTCACACACAACTTTCCGCAAGTATGCAAATATCCGATTGAAAGAGATTGGAGAGCAGAGGAAGAGGATCCAGAGAGGAGTGATTCTTCCGCCAAACTTCACAGACGTATATCTGGAATGGGAACAAGGAGACATTGGATGCAGTGAAGCTGCAAAGAAATGTGGTCTTGAATACTACACATTCAGGTACTACGCAGAGAAAAGATATAACGAAAGAATGGACGCAGGAGTGTTCCAGTATTAAAGGGAAGAAGGGCTTCAAAGTGAAGAAAAATCAGCAAGTCTTACTGGCTAAAAAGCTTATTTTTTATCAAGTCATGACAGAAAAAGAGAAAAAAGATCTTCTCGAATCTATGCGAACAATGCTTAAATTGAAAATTAAGCAGGAAATAAGACCAGAAGAAGAGATTATGTATACCCTTACAAGGCAGAGGGAACTAGGTGCAAGGAAGAAAAAAATCAAACTTTAAAGAAAAGAGGTTTAGTATGAACAAAGTAATTTTAATTGGAAGATTAACCAAAGACCCAGAAGTGCGTTATACACAGGGTCAGGAGACAATGGCGGTAGCCAGATATACACTGGCTGTAGACAGAAACCGCAAGCAGGATAATGGTCAGAATGCAGACTTCATCAACTGCATCAGCTTTAAAAAAAAATGCAGAGTTTGCTGAGAAATTTATGCACAAAGGAATGAAAATTGCTGCTACTGGACGCATTCAGACAGGTAGCTACACAAATAAGGATGGACAGAAGGTGTACACAACGGATGTAGTTGTAGATGAGCAGGAGTTTGTTGAGAGCAAGAAGAATACACAGCCAGCTCCAGAACCGGCGCCTGCAGGCGGATATGAGGGATTCATGAATATTCCGGACGGTGTGGAAGATGAAGGACTTCCATTTAATTAAAAAGGAAGGAGAGGTTTGAGATGATTATTGTAAGGCAGGATAGAAACGCCTTTTACAACTGGGACAATGTAGTTGACATTTACATTAACGGACTTTCAAGAACAGAAATATTATTAAAACACGTTAAAGGCTCAAACGAGTCGACTGATTACCCAATTGGCAAATATAAGAACGCAGAAAATGCCGAGGTTGCATTCGAGAAACTTATAGAGAACATTTTAGAAAAGGCTCCATATGCCGTTGTGCCAACCGATGAAGAAATTGAGAAAAGCATTCACCGGGGAACAGAATCAAGCTCGGAAGAGGAATAGGATGCATCCAAATAATTTTTTAAGGAGTGAGATCTGCGAAAGCGGCAACATACGTATTTAACGACAGTTACGAATATACAAGAAGATACCAGGAATTTGTGAAGAAACTAAAAGAAGAAAATCAAGCGGAAGGAGGAAAAATATTTGAAAGCGATTAACGAACAAATTACATCAGCTTATGGCCAAATGCCCATTGAGATTACTGATTTGGTTGCCTATGTCGATGGAAGCTACGATCGGTCTACCCAGTGCTTCTCCTATGGCATGGTAATATTGGAAAATGGAGAGGAAAAGGCCTTCAATAAGAGCTTCTTTTCTGATTCTAGCCTTCGCAGTATGCGAAACGTTGCAGGTGAGATCATGGGCGCTAGAGCTGCGATAGAGTATGCCATCAAAAACAATAAGAAGCGACTTATTATACGTTATGATTATGATGGAATAGCAAACTGGCCACTTGGAAAATGGAGTGCAAACAAAGAAGCAACAAAGTCATATGTAAAATTTGTAAGAGAGGCTGCGCAAAAAGTTCAAATCACCTTTGAGAAGATCAAAGCGCATTCAGGTGACAAGTATAATGATTATGCTGACAAGCTTGCAAAACAAGCATTAGAGTTGGTTAAGTAGGAGAAAGATATGAGCAGAAGTAAAATGTATGGAATAAGGAGTGATTATACGGGAACGGTGCTTTTTGAATATCCTAATTCATGGCTTTTCTCTCCCAATATATGGGAAATGCTGCCGAATAAATATATTCCAGACTACATCGAGACTCCGTATGGATACAAGCTAATGATTATTGAACCGCATTATGGCCCCAAAGTATGGTCAAAAACAAATGAAAAGGTTAATAATTGTGATAATACACCAGATAGAGTATGTTGGGAACTTTCTAATCAGAACATTTTTTCTACCAATGACAAAGACTTAATAGCGGATTCAATTATTAAGTTTATGGAACAGAATATCCAATATCTGGAAGCTTCAAAACCAGAGAATATCGTTAAACGTTTTTCGGAAATTGCGAGTAACATTAGGTCTATTGACGAAAAAGAGTATCCATATTTTGTTTTTAAAAATACTACCTGTGATGATGGAGTGGAGAACTGGTTTGAAAAATACGATGAGGAGACCGGGAAATACATTGAATGCTCAATGATTCGAAACAGCGATCACTTTCTGGCAGAATTTGTACTTTTCAAGGATGGAAAGATTGATAAATTCGTAAGCAATGAGGATTATTTTAAAGAAAAAACTATGGCGGAGGTATAAAAATGTCAATAGTATCAAGCTACGCATTAAAGGATAAGAAGTGCATTTCGGTAAATATTTACAGTATCGACGCAGCCGCAATTCTTCACGACTTTCTTATTAAGGCAGTCAACAAAGGAATGGAAGAAGAAAAATTTTTTGAAGCGGAAGTGGCGCTTCACGATGCAAACGAGCTTACAGCAGCCATGGAAGAAGCTTTTGAGTAGAAACCAGATGAGTAAAACATGGTGCAGACCTAAAGCATGGCTCATGTATATATTTGGCGATCAATGTTGGATAAGCTGCTTGCCACAGCAAAAGTGGCAGTTTAAACGTAAGGAAGGAGGCGAAGTTACCATTTTTAGCGAAAAGCGGCATATTAACTTTAAAGTAACAGAAGAAGAATTTAAAGCGCGTTGGTCAGAAATTGAGGTGAAAGGGAAATATGATAAATTTACCGCAGAATGATTATCTCAATGTTGAAAAGAATGGAATCACATATTCCTGCTGCACGCTTCGCCAGAAGGTGCGTCACGCAATCGGGCTTGACGATGCCACATGGAGAACGCTTTATAAACGTAATGGAAAGACGTATTTCAAGCCCACCAGAAATTACTTCAACGGCAAGGACGAGGAACTTGAAAAACTTGTTGATGCAGGCTACATGGAAAGTAGAAGATGTGGAACAGCAAAGGAAAGCACCACATACTACTTTACGGATGAGGGGCTTGATTGGTTAGGAGAGCAGCTGCATATCACAATTAGGAGGCGAAAATAATGGAACATGGAATTGCAAAAGCTATGAAAAAAATGACATATACCTTTGGCAGCTTTTGTGAAATAACCATTTATCCACAACAGAAGTGGAAGTATTACATTGATGATATTTGGGTAATCCTGAAAAATCGCAATGTAAGAATAGTGCTTCGCGAGGAGGAATTTGACGAAGATTGGAAGAAACTAGAAACTAAGGCAAACAAAGAAGGTGCAGGTAATGAATAAAAGGCAGAAAAAGAAGCGGTTCAAAAAGCTTTATGGTATGAATCCGAAGCAGTATCAGCAGGCTATGCAATTGGTATCACTTGAAGAACCATTGGAAAAATTTATGGATTCAGAAACGGCTACATTTACAGATTTGGGGAGTTGCTTTGAAAGAATTAAAGATGGACTGCAAAAATCAGTTTCTGCTTTGGGAAAGTTGAGCTGCGAAGCGTTCTATTTTTGCTTAGAGCAATTTGGAAAGGAGCTGAAAAAGCGAAGATAAAAATGAATAAATACGGAAACGTTGTAAAGGCAAAAGCCATAGAGCAGGAGAACAAAAAGCGACTGCTGAAAATCAACCCCCAGCTGAACGATGAAAGCGGAATCTACATTTTGACTAGAAAGGATGAGAACGGCTTCAAGTTTGCGTATATCGGGCAAGCCATGCACATACTTAGTAGACTGGCAAGTCATATGGTTGGCTACAAACAGCACATAGATCTGAGCCTAAAAAAGCACAAACTGTATTCAGTGGACAATCCTTACGGATGGAAGGTTGATTACATGAATGTTCCGATTGATCAGCTTGATGAGCAGGAGAAGTATTACATCAGATTTTATGCGGAAAATGGCTATCAGCTTCGAAATGTTAGTCTGGGTGGACAGGGCGAAAACCGTTCAAGCGGAACTATAGGAGACAGAAAGCAGCCTAGAACCTATTCAGAGGGCATACAGCAAGGCAAGAAGTCATTGGCCAAGGAATTATCGTCCATCGCTGAGAAGCACCTTACAATTGCCGTCAAGCCTGAAAAACAGGGTAACAAGGTTTCGGAGCGCCAGAGAGATAAGTTTATGGAGCTTATCAGTGTCGAGAATTACGAGGAAGGAGATATGATCAATGGATAATTTTGATATTTTTAGAGCAAAAATGCAGAAACATTTTGAAGATGAAATGAAAGGCTGCAAACAATTATACATCGTAAATGTGGACAAGGATGAACTGTGGAATTTATATTTGGACAGCTTTGGACCTGGTACAAACATTTTGTTCAGAAAGCGTCGAGAGTATGATTGCAGCTGCTGCAGACATTTTGTCAAGAGCATCGGAGCTGCCGTAACTATTAAGGACGGTACAATTCATACAATTTGGGGATTTGATGCTGGCAGTGAAGAGTTCCAGAAAGTGTGTGATGCTTTAGATACTTTTGTAAAGGGGAACGCGATTTCTGACATTTTTGTTAGTAAATTCAGAAGAGTTGGAACTGACTATGATTTTGAAGGAATCAGTGGAAGATCTCACAAGTGGACACATATGGTTTTGGATTTGCCAGACAAATGGGTAAGCAGAATTGGCGAATCTAACGAGAGTATTCAGGCTAAATATAGAGACACTAAGAACGTATTCAAACATTCACTTGATGAAATTAGTATGGAGGCTGTTGACACAGTAATTGAGTTAATCAATTCGAACACGCTGTATAAGGGCGAAGAATGGAAGACTCAGTTAATTGAGTTCAAGAAATACAAGAGGATATATAAAAAGCTGCCTGATTCCCAGAAAGACCTTTTTGCATGGGAAAAATCAGCAGAAGCAGGTCCAGTAATCGGCAGAATTAGAAATCATTCCATTGGAACACTTCTTATTAATGTAAGTGAGGATATGGATCTTGACACAGCAGTTAAGAAGTATGAGCAGATTGTCGCTCCAAGCAATTATAAGCGTCCAAAGGCTATTTTTACAAAGAAGATGCTTGAGGATGCAAAGAAGACCATTACAGAACTTGGATATATGGATTCATTACAAAGGAGATTTGCTAATCTGAATGATATTACTGTAAATAATGTACTGTTCTCAAATAAGAGTGCTGCAAGAAGAATGGTTGGTGCAGATGATATTTTTGGGCAGATGGAAAAGGATGTTGCTGTAAGTCCTAAGAAGTTTTCTAAGGTTGAAGAGATTTCAGCACAGGATTTTATTGATAAGGTACTTCCAACTGCAAAGGAAATTGAAGCTTTTGTAGAGAATAAACATGAGAAGAACTTTGTTTCTATGATTGCACCTGTTAATCCAGACGCTAAGACAATGTTCAAATGGAATAATGGATTATCTTGGGCTTATTCAGGAAATATTACTGACTCTGATATGAAGCAGAATGTAAAAGCTGCTGGCGGTAATGTTGACGGTGTACTCAGATTTTCAATCATGTGGAATGAGGGACAAAATGACAACAGTGACCTTGATGCGCATTGCAAAGAACCTGATGGAAACGAGATTTTTTTCGGAAATTGTAGAAAACCTAGTATGTCAAGATGTGGCGGTCAGTTAGATATTGATATTACACATCCTATGGAGCAGATGGTGGGAAAGCCTTCTGTGGAAAATATTACATGGGCAGATATGTCACGTATGAAGCCAGGTATTTATAAGTTCTTTGTAAATCAGTATGCAGCAAGAGGAAGTAAAGGATTTAAGGCAGAAATTGAATTCAATGGTGAGATTTTTGCATTTGAATACAATAGTCCTGTTTCTGGTAATGTTCAGGTGGCAGAAGTAACACTTGACAAGAATGGCAACTTCTCAATTAAGGAAAAGCTGTCTGGAAGTTCATCTATTTCAAGTCGTGAGATTTGGGGTGTAAATACAAATCAGTTCGTTCCTGTATCAGTAATCAGTTATAGTCCAAACTATTTTGACGAGCAGGATGGAATTGGTCACAGACATTTATTTTTCTTCTTGAAGGATTATGTAAACAACGAAAGTCCTAATGGTTATTACAACGAGTTCTTAAAGAGTGACCTTGAAAAGCACAAGAGAGTATTTGAAGCTTTAGGTGCGAAGTGCCATGTAGAGGACGCGGATGACCAGCTGTCTGGAATTGGTTTTAGCATGACTAAGAGGGCAGAATTGGTTGTTAAAGTCAAGGGTGCGACAGAACGTATTATGAAAATTAAATTTTAAGGAGAAAATATTATGGAAAAGAATTTATTTGAGTTAGCAACAAGATGTAAGTACCGTTTCCCGTATCGCGGACAGATAACTATTGAGGATTTATGGGATCTTCACCCAACTGATTTGGATTCAGTCTTTAAGACCTTGAATGCAGAGGCAAAGAAGGTGTCAGAAGAAAGTCTGTTGAAGCTAAAGGCAAAAGAAGATGAAGAGCTTTCCGATAAGATTGCAATTGTTCGATACATTGTTTCTGTGAAGCTAGAAGAACAGAAGATCAGAGAAAAAGAGAAGGCTAATAAAGAGACGAAGCAGAAACTGTTGGCTATCAAAGCCAAGCGAGAGGAAGCTGCACTGGAAAATATTTCTGATGAGGAATTGGATAAGATGATCAAAGAATTATAAAAACACTGTGGGGGTTGGCTGCTACAGCAGCTAACTTCCCTGAAATAAGTATCTAAGTGAGGAAGGAGAGGACATATGAAAATCTGGACAGAGGAAAAACTTATTGAAGAAGGCTATGAAATCAGAAATGCACAAATCAAAGGTGCGGAGCTGACAATGGAACATTACGGCTGCATATCGCTTGATGTCGTTGTTGAAGGTGAAGGTTGGGGATGCGTTTTTGGCGGCTACAGTCTCGGACACGGTTATCTGGGGGCGAAAGAATTTAGTGGCTATGGTCCGGGAATGGAATCCATTGCCAGAATAATGGATACAGTCGGAGTTACAAAACTGAGTGATTTAGAGGGAAGATATATACGAGCCGCAGTAACTGGAGATAGAAGATTAAAAATCATTGGAAATATAATCAATAATAAGTGGTTTGATATTGAATCGTTCTTTAAGGATGCACAGGCGAACGATGAGAAAGTATCAGAAGAGAGTAATAAATGAATATTAAGCATATTATCTTATGCATTGAATTTGTATTTCTTGCGGTTCAACTCATAATGGCTAGAGCTGCATACAAATCTCCATTAAAGTAGGGAAAAACCGCTGAAATCGTGAATATTTTAGCACTTATCGTTATACTGCTGTGCAACATAGCAATCATAGTTTTAAATATCATGGGGGGTGAACTGGATGCTCAAAATAATGAGTCGAAACAAATACGATGGCCTAATCAGGGAGAATGCAGAGCTTAAAAATGCAAATGCAAATCTTGAAGATAAACTGGATCAGCTTAAAACAGAAAAAGCTGTAAATAGCAAGTATAAATGTGGCAAATATTGTCGCGTTTGTGAGAATGGATACGAGATACCGAGCTATACCATAGGTCGTGATTACGGATGCTTGCTGAATACAGAATGCGAATCCTTTGTAAAACGTAAAGAATGAGAGGAGTTGAATATTATGCAAATAATTAAGAGTGTTTTATGTGTGGTTATGCTTTTAGCTATGCTTCTGCACTACATAGGACCCAAAAGGACTAGAGCATCATTTGGAGCATTGTGGATTATCTCACTGATACTTTTGTGGGCTTTGATTCTTTTATAACATTATTGATTTTTATAGGAACGAGTTGTAAAAAAACCAAAAGAAAAATACAGATACTCACATGTTGACAGGAGAGACTATGATAAACGGTGAATTAGTGGTAGACAACTTTGCAGGTGGTGGCGGAGCTTCAACAGGAATAGAGATGGCAACAGGGGTAAGTGTTGATATTGCAATCAACCATGATCCAGAAGCTATCAGAATGCATCGAACTAACCATCCAACTACAAAACATTATTGTGAGGACGTTTGGCAGGTAGATCCAGTAAAGGCTTGTGGCGGACACCCAGTCGGGCTTGCATGGTTTTCGCCAGATTGCAAGCATTTTAGCAAGGCTAAAGGCGGAAAGCCGAAGGATAAATTCATCCGCGGCCTTGCTTGGGTGGCTTGCAGGTGGGCTGGACTAGTTAGACCTAGAGTGATAATGCTTGAGAATGTCGAGGAATTTAAAACGTGGGGACCACTTAATAGATGGCATCACCCTATAAAATCAAGATCAGGAGAAACGTTCAAACGTTTTATTAAGCAACTTACAGATTTAGGATATACTGTAGAGTTTCGTGAACTAGTCGCAGCTGATTACGGTGCGCCTACAATGCGTAAAAGATTTTTCTTAATTGCTAGATGCGACAATAAGCCAATATTATGGCCTGAGCCTACACATGCTCCATTAGATAGCGAAGCGGTTAAAAAGGGTATTTTAAAGCCATATGTAGGGGCATACACACAATTAGACTTTTCAATTCCGTGTCCAAGTATTTTTGACACATCAGAAGAGATCAAAAAGAAGTATGGAGTTCGTGCAGTCAGACCATTAGCTCCAAAAACAATGCAGCGGATTGCGCGAGGCATTCAAAAATTTGTTGTTGATAATGCCGATCCATTCATTGTTGAAATCGGATATGGCGAATCTAAAAATCAAAAAAGCCCAAGAGCATACAGTGTAGAAAAGCCTTTGCATACTATCGTTGCAAAGGACAAGAATTTCCTAGTAGCTCCGATCTTAACCCAGTATCATTCATACGAAAATGACAGTATTCGTGGTCAGAGCATCAGTGAGCCAATAATGACTGTAGATGGTTCAAACAGATATGGACTTGTAACATCTTTCTTGAGCAAATTCTACAAGACTGGTATCGGGCAGGATGAGCGAGAGCCACTACATACTGTAACAACGTCAGCTGGTCATTTTGGAGAAGTCAGAGCTTTTCTGATTAAATATTATGGCAATAATGATGGTCAGAATATTAAACAGCCCCTAGACACCGTAACAACACACGATAGATTTGGACTTGTTACAATCAAAGGCGTAGATTACCAAATCGTAGACATAGGACTTCGCATGTTGGAGCCACGCGAGTTATATGGATGTCAGGGATTTCCCGATGATTATATCATCGACCATGATTACTCTGGTAAGTCATATCCTCGGTCAGAGCAAGTTAAAAGGTGTGGAAATGCGGTGTGTCCGCCAATTCCTGCAGCACTGGTAAGAGCAAATCTCCCAGAGATGTGTTTACGGCAGAGGATGCCAAACATGAAGGTTAGGGAAGAAGAAACTGGACAGCTCAAATTCGCATAAGGAGATAGTATGACAAATAAAGAAAAGTATTCAGAAGAAATAATGGAAATTCTATTCAAAACAGGAATACATCCGGCTCTGATAAATGAGCAAATAGCTGAATGCCATAAGGAATGCAGGCATTGTAAATTCGCTCATACAAAATATTCTTGTGATGAAGCCTTTATACATTGGGTTGAAAGTCCTTGCGAACCAGGAAAGATTGATTGGAACAAGGTTCCTGTAGATACTAAAATTTTAGTGAGAGATTCTATGAATGGTCACTGGAGCAAAGCTCACTTTGCCGCAGCACAAGGCAATCTTGTAACTGTTTTTAGTTTGGGTAGAAGCAGTTGGACAGCAATGGATACAAATACTTTTTCTACATATCGTTTTGCTGACATTCCGGATCAAGAAGAAAGGGGAAAATATTTAAAAGATGAATAAGTACAATGAACGCGTCAAGGAGTCTATTGATTATTTTAATCATGAATTGGAATGCATGAAGCACCGAGTTTGTAACTGTGATATGCAGACAAGTTTGAGAGTTGGAAGGGAAAAAACTGCTTACGAAGCAGCAGTAGAATGCTTAAAGAAGCAGCTTCTGCAGCCACCAGTTAAAGCAACTCACAAGTCTATCATCCATGAAAATAGAGGTGATCAACCGCACGCATGGAGAGAAAGCGAGTGCGAGGTGTGGGAATGTCCACGCTGTGGAAACACAGTATGGAGCGGCATAAGTATTGCAAAGAAATCATCATATTGTTCAGATTGTGGACAGAAGATTGACTGGGAGGAGGTCAAATAATAGAAAGAAAATGAGTGAGCAAATAAGAATTACCGTGGATTTAGATGAGGCGATTTGCGCATTGAAGGGGCTCAGCAAAGTAGAAGGGGAAATTGCAATCAAATTTCAAAATTGTGGGCTACAGGACGAGGCAATGGAACATTTTAGAAATGAATGTGCACTTAAAACGGCTATCAAGGTAATTAAAAAACATACGCCGGTGATCTGTTTTAGTGTATAAGGAGGAATGAGAAAATGGCTGAACAAATTAAATTTAAATTTGAGTTGGATTCCGATGAGGCATTTGACATTTTGAAGGATATCGGAGAGGCAGAAAACGAGTTGGGAAAGCAGTGTTGGAAAGATGGATTAAAAGCGCAAGCGATTGAGTATTTTAAGCATGAGGCTACATGTGAAATTGCGATTAAAGCAATCAAAAAACAAATTCCAATGAAGCCAATCAAGATCACAGCAAATGGAGTTTACAAATGCAAATCTTGCAGTTATCTCATTGCGTGCATCCCAAACGCAACAAAATATTGTGATCAGTGTGGACAGAGACTCTACTGGAAGGAGAAATAGACGTGAACACGGAATTAATTGTAGAGTACGAGAACGGAGAGGTACACAAGGAGCAGCCAGAAAATATTATTTTTGCGGATAGCAAAGCATATGTTTTTCTGAGAGCGGAGGCAGAGAATGAAAGTGTATAAAAACCCTTTCGTGAGCTATCCGTGCTATTTTGTAAAAACGGGAGCTGGATGGTCTGCAAGAGGGGAGGCATCGAAGAGCAAAGGATATGACGTGGAACTGCATAATGGGGAATGGACATGCAGAGACGGTTGTTATTATGATGATACAATCAAGCATGAGTTGGTTCTGGTAGGCGAAAATAGAAAGTCCATTCACAGCATCATAAAAGAAGCAGTAATTTGTGCAGTATTAGAGCTTGTAAAGGAGGTCAAATAATATGTATTACATGGATGATGAAGATTATTTCGGGCCGAGCGAGTTTGACGAGAAAATCGAAGAACTTAAAAACAAGCTTCGAGAATCTGTAAAAAAGGAAGTTAAGGACGAACTTGAAAAGCTGCGTGAGGAAAACAAAAAATTGCAGGGCATCAAGGAGAATTTTGAATCCATAAAGGAAGATTACGAGAGAAAGAAAGCAGAGTACAAAAGCGCAATGAAAAAGGCTGGAGCCAAAGCTGGACGAGCTAGGCTGAAAGAGTTAATGGAACAATTTAAGACTGTTATGTGGTCAGCAAATTGGAGCTACCAGTACAAAAAGAAATGTGACAAGTGCGATAAGTATAGAAAAGTCAAAGTGACATTACCATCTGGAAACGTGGTAGACGATGATTGCAAATGCAGAGAACGTAAGAAAATATATCAGCCGAAAGAAAATCTGCTATATATGCTTAGCGATACTAGCGGAAAGATTATAGGCTGGTACAAAGCAATCACAGATGGGTATTTCGACACATATGGTCATAGTGCAGATACAATAGTGGATCACAACAAAGATTTCAAAGAATTAGAAGAAAACTTGTGGCATACATTCTTCACAACAAAAGAAGAATGCCAGGAGTTCTGCGACTACATGAATAAAAAAGAAGAAAATTCTGGATACGATTACGACTTGGCAGGAAAGCTAATTAAGGCTAGAGAGGTATAAAAATATGATTAAAACAATTGTTGATAATCCGTCAAACTTCTTAGCGTTGATGCACAATTGCGTATTTATAAAAGATGGTGATGTATGGTACAGAGATTTTGAACGCGAAATTCCACTTATGGAGCTTGCACGGAATCTTAATAAAGCATACAGCGATTCCGATGCGTCAGCGGTAAACGATGAAGCATTTAGTGACGAAATGTATGACGATCTGCAATTTAAGCTAGAGGAAGATATTGATAGTTTTATCGCCACTTTTTATATGGCACTTATTGGAATGGCAGAAAACCGAGAACGCTTAAAGATATACGAAACAACAGGATTGCCAACAACGGGGCATCCAGAAGTACTACAGGAATGTATTGATACTTACGGAGCAGATAAACAAATCGACCAGACGATTGAAGAAATGAGCGAGCTGACAAAAGCACTGCTTAAACATCGCCGCAAGGCAATTCAGCTGGAGGGTGGAAATGTAAATCCAACACCTGGCACAGACCTGACAAAAGCCAGAGCAGATATTCTTGAGGAAACCGCTGATGTTATTATAATGTTGACTCAAATCATCATGATTTTTGGTGGCAGAGATTTTGTTGAAAGAACAATAGAATCAAAGGTTGACCGCCAGAAAAAGCACTTAAGAAAGGGAACAGATGGTCAGGATTGTTGAAGCAGAAAACGTAATAACTTGCCCTGAATGCAATGCAAATCTAAGTTACGGAGAAGCTGATGTGTTTTTTAACAAACTAGTCTCCTGTGAACACAAAAGTTACTACAATAAATGCGTAATGTGCCCCTGTTGCAAAAATAAAATTGTTGTTGCAGATGGCGCAGTATTTGTTGAGCCGACAGACGTAAATGGCGTCCCGATAGACACAGATGGTATCTTAATATACACAGATGATGTACTGATTACAGATATAAGAAGAAAGGAATAACGAATGCCCGGTAAACCGGGTTGATGCGCAGTGATCCGTGGTGGCGTATCAGAAAATTTAAACACCGTGGCTGAAAAGGTGCGCAGTGGAAACGCTGCACACGCAATTGATAGCAAACGAATTATGATCCACGATACATGCATTTGTAGCGTGGTGTTATGCAAAAATACAAAGTGTGCTGGTTATCAGCAGGAATCTCTAGTTTTGTTGCTGGATATTTGGAAAAGGATGTTGACGAATGGATATATATAGATATCGCTGATCAGCACCCAGACAGTCTGAGATTTATACACGATGTAGAAAAAATCATTGGAAAGAAAGTAACAATTTTAAAATCTTCCGAGTTTAACTGTGTGGAAGATGTGGTCAGAAAATACAGATTCATCAGTTCTCCTCATGGAGCACCATGTACAGGAATGTTGAAGAAAGCGGTTAGAAAGAAGTGGGAAAACGAACATTTGCAATATCATTTGACTTATGTGTGGGGCATAGATGCAAGCGAAACACATAGAGCAGAGAGCATAGTGGCAAATTTTCCAGAATTTAATCACAGTTTTCCACTAATCGAAGGAGGATTGTCTAAGCAAGATTGCCATGCTTTTGCTGATCGCTTGGGTATAAAGCGCCCTGTAATGTACGATATGGGCTACAATAACAACAACTGTATTGGCTGTGTAAAAGGTGGCATGGGCTATTGGAACAAGATCAGAAAAGACTTTCCAGAGGTATTCGCAGCACGTGCTAAGCTTGAACGAGACATTGGACACAGTTGTATCAATGGCGTATTTCTGGATGAATTGGACCCGAACAGAGGAAGAATGAGTGATGAAATAATGCAGGATTGCGGAATCATGTGCTATTTAGCTCTTGAGGATCAAAATAATGAACAGGAGAGAAAATGAGGTTGCAGAGAGTGAAAAGAAGCTTGTGAAGCAACTTGTTAAATCTGGTGCGCGCAGCGTGTGCTTGATTAGCAAGCTGGGATTTATTGCGCTATCAAGTGAATACAAGTGTAATGCAGAACGTGTTAAGAAAATCTTAGGACTGTAAAAATTATCGCTGACCTAACGGCATGACGGGGAGGAGGATATAAAAATTATGGCTAATATTTTAGAATGTGGTGGATTTGTAGCCGTTCATAAGCCATTGTCAGACAGTACTCTAAAAGGTATGAGAAAAGAAGAACTAATTCACCTTATCAGAGTCTTAGAAAGCAACTATGAGGCTGTCAATGAGCGCAATAAAAACCAGTTGAAGCATATTGAGACTTTAAAACGAGAGATTGTAAACGATAAAAAGCAAGAACCATTTTAAATAATTCTAGTGTATGGAGGGGAAATGAGCAAAGAAACAGAAAACAGACTGAAAACCGAGCTTGATAAGCTTGATGAGCTTGCAGCAAAGGGTGCACACCTGTTTGGAGAATACATGAACGACCCAGAGAGTGAAGTAAAGAAGAGTGCGTATCATGAAACATGCATGATGATCAATAATCAGTTTACAGATTGTGCAGTCCTTCTCAGAGATTGCGGATACGCTCCAGATTTCGAAAAAGCTGTCAAGCTATTGAGAAGTGTGGGAGCATATAGACTTTCTATGGCAGTTTGATAGTTCAATGCAGGGAGGTGAGGAAATGTTTTCCATAAAAGGGCAGGAAGTCAACAGCTTGGGTGAGTTGCCAGAGGATAGCCGAAAAGAGGCGGCGCAGAACATCCTCACCGAGCTGTACAAGATATGGTGCAGAGAGCTTGGAAGTCCACAAGAAAGAGAAAGCAGTTTAAAATTGTTCCTCACGGTAGCCTAACGGCTTGCAGGTTCGACTCCTGCGGAGGGCATCAGGTTTGCGCAGACCTAGTAACCAGTTGACACTTACAAAGGTGAGAAAGATAAGGTAGAAGAGTAATGAAAAAGGCGTTAAAGAACGGGTTAGCACGTCCCAAGACGGCAGGGGTATATAACTTTGGCTACAATCCAGTTTTGGGAGCAGGTTGTTGTTGCTACATTACCGTAAATCCTCAGCAAACGTGGGAATTTATTGATTACGGTGTATACGTTGAGGTGCACCGTGAGAAAATGCATATAACAATGAGCATCTACAGAGATGATTTTGAAAGAAGTTGGATTATCAAGGAGGAAAAGTAGATGGGATTTTCATTGTACGAAATCAATTCACAGATCGAGACTGCATGGAATGCAGCAGTAGACCCTGAGACGGGTGAAATTATCAACGAGGAGGCAATGCAAGCATTTAACGAGTTGACGATGGCTCGTGATGAGAAGATTGAGAACATCGCTCTTGCGTACAAGAACACTTGCGCAGAGGCAGAGGCTTTGAAGGCTGAAAAGCTTGCATTGCAGAAGCGTCAGCAGTCAGCAGAAAAAAAGGCTGAGTGGTTGAAGCAGTACTTAGCACAGTACATGGAGAGTGGTGAAAAGTACAAGAGCGCAAAGGTTACGATTGGTTGGAGAAAGTCAGAGAGCGTGCAGGTTGAGGATACGTTTTTACTGCCAGATGAGTATTTGATTTTTACAGTAGCTCCAGACAAAAACGCAATCAAGAAAGCCTTGAAGGAAGGAGATAAGCTGATTGGCGGAGCAACCCTTGTTACTACAAGCAACATCCAGATTAAGTAGGAGGTATTAGATGATAGACGCAATTCGTTTTGAACAAGGGAGCCATAAGGTGACGGTAACAATCACCAACACGGAAATAATCAAGGAAATCATCAGCTGCCTTGCAGCGCATACGATTTGGCAGCTCAGCTGCAAGCACTATGAACGTGCTGCACAGTTGACGAACGAAGCTTCAGAGCTTGAAAAAGCTATGAAGGCTGCATTTTCAACTGAGGCTGCCAAGGCAGGTGAAGTTGATGAATAAACGTCAGAAGAAAAAGAAGTATGGGAAAGATTGGAAAGTGTGGATGGTTCTTTGTGGAGGGCATCCGAAGAGAATGTTCGTAGTCCCGAAGAAATCACCATATGAAGTTTTAACTATCACACTCACGATACAGAGAGTGAAGGGTAGAAGAAAGAAAGGAAGGTGGTAAAAATGACAAGAAAAGAGCTGATAACTCAAATCAAAAGTAAGGACTATGAACCTAGAGTAAAAAACGTTGTGAGCTTGCTAACATCTAATGGTATGGGTGATGCAATCACCCTGATAGTTTCTTTGTATGATGATTTAAGCAAGCTAATGAATACAGGAAACAAGAACGTATCATCAAAAAAATACTTCGATGATGAGTGTCTGAATGAAGCATTTAACGATTTTGTTTCCATGAGAGTGAAGATTAAAAAGCCCCTAACCGCAAATGCCTTAAAGAGAGCAATGATCAAGCTGGAGAATCTATCTGGCGGAAACACCAAGCTTATGATCAAGATTTTAAACCAATCCGTTGATAACTGCTGGGCAGGGCTTTTCCCACTGCATGATACTGACGATAGTTTTAAGGGCAAACATCAAAATCCGCAGCGTTCACAACTTGATGCAATTCTGGGAAGTATTACGGATGACTAAAAACGAAGCTAAAAAGTTAATGGCAGTAATGACTGTATCATACCCAAACTACAAAATTGCAGATATAGAGCTTACTGCCGCTACATGGGCAAATATGCTATCTGGCTATACTTACGAGCAGGTTAGTGCAGCACTCAAAGCATACATACTTTCGGAAAACACAGGCTTTCCACCGTCAATCGGTCAAATTAACGAAAAGTTAGTCGCTTTGAGTCAAGCAGACACGCCTACGCCGTTGGAAGCATGGTCTTTGGTTCGGATAGCTGTCAGAAACAGCACATATCATGCTGATGACGAGTTTGCCAAACTTCCACCAATTATCCAGTCAACAGTTGGAAACGCAAGGAATCTGGAAGAATGGGCGAAGGGGCAAGCAACTCAGTTTGAGACAGTTATTCACAGTAATTTTTTAAGGTCATATTCTGCAGAGATTGCGAAGCAAAAAGAACGTCAGAAGTTGCAGGGAAAGGTTTTAATCGCATCCGAGCAACCAGAGTATTTGCCAGAACTAAATATATAAGCAAAGCACAGTTTTATAGACCATTTTAAATTATAATAAGCTTTAATACATTAAAATAGTCTACTACCTAGAAGGAGGCTTTATGACACGAGCACAAAGGAGACGGGCTGAAAGAGAAGCAAAAAAAGGAAACAAAGCCGTAGAGCAGCGGATTACAGGCGCGGAAGAAAGCATAAGAATTGCTTTGTTAAAAGAAAATATTGCACGAGACGTTGATCGCAAGCTTTACGACAAATATTACCAAAAGGCAAATAAAGATGCTGTGGACAACATATACAGCATCATATTAACATCATTTGGACTTGCTTTGGCAGATACTTGTCCTAATTGGAAGGCTGAGGCAATTGCAAAGCGAATCCAGAAGACAATGGACTATGTTGACAAATTCTCAAAGGAATACGACGGAGACATTGAACGTTTTATGAAAGAGCTTGAAGATAGAACCGGATTCTCGTTTGAGATAGATTCTGTAAGCGGAAAGGATGAATGATATGGATTTTTTAATTGGTTTAATAGCAGGACTATTGTTTGGTGGAATTACTGGCGTGCTTGCAGTTGCTTTGTGTGCTGCATCAAGTGCAAATGAAACCAATGATGAAGGAAAGAGGGAAAATGATGAGAATTAAGCATTTAAAGTTAGATAATTTTTGCAGTTTTTACAACGGAAAAGCTGTAGACACAGATTTATACAATAAGACAGAGGTATCTGGATGTAATGAATCCGGAAAAAGCACAGTTAAGAGGGCCATTTTTTGGATACTGAATTGCAGGGGTGAGAATGGTGAAGAAATCACTGGAATCAGGCCACACGATAAATCAGGCAACGAGATCAATGACGTTGAGGTTACGGCCGAAATGACCGTAGAGCTTAATGGTTCCAACAAGACGTTTAAAAAGGTTTCTCGCCAGAACTACAATAAAAAGGGTGACTTCACAGGTAATGTTATTGACTATTATATCAATGATATTCCGAAAAAGAAATGCGACTATGAAGATTTTATCGCAGAAGAATTGGTTCCTGTGAGCGCACTTTCGAACTTGATCAATGCTAAAACACTCTTGTCAAAGAGTGCTGCTGACTGCAGATCAATCCTAGAATCCACCTTTGGAACGTGTTCCAATGCAGAGGTTTGTGAACGTTTTCCGGAGTTCTCCCCTCTTCTCCCACTGCTGGATGATGGCAATGTTGATGAATTAAAGTCAAAATTCAACACCATGCTGAACGGTAGACGTGGAAGGAATGGCACCAAAGGACTGCTTGATATTCGTAAGGAATTTCCGAGCCGTATTGATGAGGTGGAAAAACAGAAAATTGCCATTGATGAAGCCTTGATAAACAGCCAAATTGCAGACATTGAAAGCAAGATCAAAGACAACCAGAGTAAACAAGCTGATGTGCAGAAGGCATTTGATGAGCAGCGTGCAATTCAGACGCGAATTTATGAGTTGAAGCAGGAACAATTAAAGGCTGCTGATGACGCTAATGCCGAAAACAGGAAAAGAATTGCCGATTTAGACGCTCAGATTATGACAGCAAAGGAAGATCTTTTTCTATCAGATAGCAATTCTAATGCCAAAGAGCATGAATTGCACCAGATTGACTCTGAAATTCGAAATCTTGAAGCCAAGCGGTTGAAGCTTTCAAGCGACTGGAAAAGCAATAAAGATATGCCGTTTGATGAAAATTCGCTGATTTGCCCGTATTGCAAGCGTGAATACCCATCTGATCAGCAGGATGAAATGCGAAAGCATTTTGAAGAATCAAAGAAAGAAAAGCTGCAAGAAATTACAGACGATGGAATGAAATGCAAAGAAGCTATTGATGCTTTGCGCAAAAAGTTCAATGCTGCAGATGCAGAACTTTCTTCCCTTCGAGAGGAGTCAGGTGAAAAATCCAGAACTGTTGAATACTTAATTGCACAGAAAAAAGCTATATCCACTGTACCTCCAACAGAGCCAGATGAGGCAGCAAAAACTAGATCAGTAGAAATAACAAAACTTGAAAGCCAGTTAGAAGCAAATACTGCAAATGCAACGTTTGCGCAGCTCAAGGCGGAAGAAAATAACCTTCAGCACCAGCTGTCTAGTTTAAAAGCAGAGCTTGCAAAAAACGAAATCAATGCCAAGATTGACGCAAGAGTTACAGAGCTTAACATCGAGCGCCGAAAGAACGAGCAGTTAATTGCAGATACACAAGCACAGCTTGACTTACTCAAACGCTTCAATATCCGCAAACATGAGCTTCTGGAAAGCAAAGTAAACGAATATTTAGAGTATTGCCAAGTAAGATTTTTCAGACAGCTTGTTAATGGCGATCTGGAAGAAACGTGTGATTTCTGTGTAAATGGTGAGCCATACGCCAGAAACCTTAATCATGGAGCAAAAATCTTAATTGAGACAGATGTTTGCAAGGCTTTTCAAAAGAAATACGCTACTACCCTTCCTATCATCGTAGATGACTCTGAATCTGTTGACAATTGGAAGATACCGGATATGGATAGACAGCTTATTATTCTCAAAAGAACTGATTCTAAAGAGCTAACAATCAAGGGGTCATGATGTGATCCGTGAAATTACACAAACTTACCCAGTCTAAGCTTGATGATTACAAACTTAGAAGTAATTTCACGGACGATGAAGAGATAACATTTGATATGTTATCTAAAGGCAAATCTATCAGCGAAATAGCAACCCGGTTATCTGTGTCGACTAGGACGGTTGATCGCAGGATTGCCGATATAAAATCAAAAATCAACCAACTATAAATAGTCCCCTGGTATTTATGATGCTAGGGGATTTTTACAACATTTTTTAACATTATTTTACTGTAAAGAAATGTCACACGTATAACCTCAAAGATATTTTTTATAACTTTTTAGTTCTAACTATTGACTTTTTAGTTCTAACGATGTATCCTGTAACTGAGAAAGGAAAAACATTATTTTACTGTAAAGAAATGTCAAATTAGGTTAAGAATTGTAAAATAATGTAGAATAATGTAATCACAAAGGAGGTTTCACAATGAAAGTAATATGCATTGCAAATCAAAAAGGCGGCATTGCAAAAACCACAACAGCCACTACACTTGCGTCAATTTTAATGTCGCAAGGCGAGAAAGTCTTACTGGTTGACGCTGATCCGCAGGGTAACAGCACTGATACTTATAGAGCAGTATCCAAAGATACGGCAACTCTCTACGATGTTATTTTAGACATTGAAGATCCACTTCCAATTGCGGAAGCTATTCAAAAAACAGAAATCGGTGACATAGTCGCATCCGATCCAGAGCTGAAAACAGCAGATCAAAGATTCCCAAGTGATGGGAATGAGTATTTTAGACTAAAAGATGCTCTTGCTGAATTAACTGGCTATGACTATGTTATTATTGATACAGCTCCAGCTGACAACAAATTGCTTAAAAACTGTTTAATTGCTTCTGACAAGGTCATCATTCCTGTCACCGCAGATCGCTATGCCATTCAAGGCCTCTCGGAACTTAACAGAACCATCACAGGCGTAAAGAAAAGAAATAATCCTAACCTAGAGGTTGCAGGACTCTTACTAGTAAAATATAAGAGTCGCCAGCTCCTCGCCCAGGAAGTTAAAGCTTCTTTGGAAGAGATTGCCAAGCAGCTCAACACAAAGGTCTTTTGCACAACTATTCGTGAAAGCATTGCCGTACAAAAGGCACAGGCAACTAGAACAACCCTTATGAATTTTGAACCGAAGTGTAACGCTGCCATTGACTATGTGCAGTTCGCAGAAGAACTAATTAAGGAGTAATTTGAGATGAGAAAGAAAGATAACACCACTACTACTTCTTTTGATGTGACAGCCGGCATTGATTTTGCAGATACTAGCGAAACTGAAATTCCAAGCATCCAGCCGGTAGAAAAAAAGTCCGTATTTGTCCCTGCTCCAGTTGACCCAAGCAGGACTTATACACCCGGATATAATCCGACTCCAAAGGTCGGTCCCAATGGTGGATATGTAGGCCGCAGAGAAGTTCCTGCAGCTGAGCGCAAGATTCAATTCAGTGTATCATGCACTGAATCACAAAAAGCAGCCTTTTCAGAAGCCGCTCGTAAGTCAGGCCGCACCCTAGCAGGATTTGCTTGCTTCGCCATTGAGGAATACATGCGGACACATGATCTATAATTCTTTACATTATTTGACATTTAAAAAAGGTTTAATAAGGTAAGGAACTGTTGAAAATTGTTAGAAGGAGGATTTTATTATGGTAAGTAATGAGATTTACGAAAGAATAGTTAGTGTTAAAAATGCTATTGCAGAAGGAAAACTTGACGATGTGATATATGAACGGAATTGTAATATTGCAGAATCGTTACGGCGTTTACTATCCGCTAATAATATGAAAACAATTGATATTGTATCAGTATTAACTGTGTTTGCGAGTGGCGAGTTTACAATGGCATTTAATTACATTGACAAATTTGATTTGCCAACAACTGAATTATGCTGTAACATGTATAAACAAGTTAAAAAAGATTATTACAATGGATATGTAGATTTATTTATATGGCATACAGAAAGCAGCAACATATGCGGCAGATATCACGCGATACGAATATATAAGTCTGGACATATTACAGAATATAAGGTCAAATTAGAAAAGACATGGAGCAATGATTTTGAAATGTACTTAACACATTATGAGATTTATAATAAATCAAAAAATAGATCCTATTTACGTAATCAAAAAATAAAATTTTGGTAATTTTATCACAAGATAACTCTTTACTAAAATTAAAGAAAGGAGGCATTTTATGGAGCAAGTAAACTTGATACCGTTTTACGCTTGCGCTATCGCGTTTGCACGCCATATACGATTAGATTTAGAAAGCGAATATAGCAAGAATGCTGTGGCTTATTATAACGCTGCAAAGCAGAGCGAATATTACAATACTTTATTTTCGGAAGAGTTGTCTTTGCAAACAGAAGAAGCTTATAAAAAAGCACTCGGAATCGTCGAATATAGCTACACAGAAGATGAACAAGCACAGACTTCTTTGGATATTCTTTTCAAAAAGGGATACAGAAAGCTATACAATATTTTTAAAAGGCTTCCAAAAGACGAACCACTTCATTTTGATAGTGCAATCAGAGAAATCATTTATGTAAAGCTTGCAAAGTCGGATCATGTTTCAGACGATAATTTTAATGGTAATTTATTTGCAGGCTATTACTTTTCAGATATGTGGCCACAAGAGTTAATACAAGAACGCAAAAAATGCGATGAATTACTTTACTTTATTGCAAACTACGGATATGATCCAGAACGCAGAATACAAAAGGGATTAAAGAAATATGACTGTGCCTTCCAAGAAAGAGCAAAATCATACATCAGTCAGCTTTCAAAAGATTTATTTAAGCAGATCCAGTTAGCACCAAAAAATGACGAATTTGGATACACTACAGTGTTTGATATTGAATCGCTTTCAAGTGTTTCTATTTTTTCTGAATTGCAGTTCACACATGAAGATCTGGAAGCACTAGCAATTGCTTATACGCACGGAAAAAGAGGAGGAATACGTGAGGATTTCCTGACTTATGCAAAATATACGAGCTATATATTAGCTATGTGTAAGGCATATAAACAATCTAAAGAATACTACTTCCAACACAATCGCGAAGACGTGTATATTGAAGTAGAGAACATTAAAAATGAATTGCTTCAAGCCAAATCTGCATTATCTGAATCTCAGGAGCGCAGGATGTCTGAACAAAAAGCTTATACCGAGCAGATTCAGTGCTTATCTGATCAGATAAAACTGCTCAAGCAGAAGAATGATGTACTAAAATCCGAACTGCAAAAGGTAGAGGGTGAACGTAGGGAGCTTTATGCTTTGCGAGAGCATATATTTTCGCTAGAAAACGATTCAGAAACCGAAATTGCAAATGAGCTATCTAAAGAGCAAATTCAGCAATTAAAAAACATTAGTGGCACAATTGTTGGAGGGCATCCAAACTTGATAAAGAAGCTTAAAACTCATCTTCCAGATTGGCAATATATCAGCGCAGGAAATGTCAGCACTGTGCGCAACGCTGCATTAAAAAAATCTGACTTTGTGTTCTTTGTAACTGCTCATTTGAGCCACAAACTGTATTATGCCATGATTGCACAGGCTCAAGATTGGAATGCAAAAATCGGATATTTGAGCCATGCGAATATAGATTATACATTGCAAGAAATATATATATTAGTAAATAACAGTATTTAACCTTATTTGACATTATTTTAATGTAAAGAATTATTAAATAAAGTAAAGAACTGTAGAAAGAAGGATGTATATGAGGAAAGAATTTAATTTGCTTGACGAAAATTGGGTGCGTGTATTGCTTCCTAACTATGCCGTTAAAGAAGTTTCACTCACGGATGTTTTCGCTCACAGTCACGAATACATGGATTTGGCAGGTGAAACAGATACTCAAAATGTCGCAATGATACGGCTACTTCTTGCAATTGCTCATTCCGGATTTGCAAGATTCAGCTCAAACGGTGATGAGATTCCGCTTTTGAATAGGGATGAAGCAATCAACCGTTGGAAAAGCTATTGGAGTCTCGGACATTTTCCGGAAGCATTTTTAAAATATTTAGAGGAATACAGAGAACGTTTCTGGCTTTTTCATCCTGATGCTCCATTCTACCAGGCAAACGAAGCTAAAAAAGGAACTGCTTTTGGTGCTGCAAAGTTAAACGGAGAAATCTCTGAAAGCAACAACAAGGTACGAATGTTTGCAGCAAGAAGTGGAGAAGCAAAAATGCAACTAACATATGCAGAAGCAGCTAGATGGCTTCTTTTTATCAATGGGTATGACGATGTTTCTGTAAAGCCAAGTAGGGCAGGTTTGCCGTCAATCAGTATTGGATGGTTGGGGCAAAATACTATTGTTTACGCAATCGGGCGAAATCTTTTTGAAACACTTATGATGAACCTAGTTCCTTTACAGAATGGAACCGGGGAATTGTGGTCTAAGCCTTGCCCAATATGGGAATGCTCGCCACGATCCGATGAGCGCAAAAAGGTTGATCCACCTTCTAACCCAGCGGAATTATTCACGCACCAATCGCGTAGGATATTTCTCAAGCGCGAAAATGGGGTCATAACCGGATTTAATGCATTGGGTGGGGAGTTTTTTGATAAAGAACGTGTTGTAGCTGAAACCATGGCGCTTTACATTTTAAATAGTAACAGTGCTAAACCACTTCGCTTATTTAACGATGTTCCATTGTGGCAACTACTCGACAAGATACTTTGTAACAATCAAGATACTGCTACATGGTTGCGCTTAATCGGAATTAGCAACGCAGGCTTTCAAACTTGTGGAATGATGTATGACTCTAAGGCAATGAAGTTTGTCGATGAATGTTCAAAAAGATTTACAGCAAATCTCAATCCTAACTTTGCAGATTACATATCTGTTGGCATTGAACTGTGCCATTATTTCACAAATGAAATTGGTGTATTATCCTACAACATTCAGATGGCTAGTGGCAAGCAGAATCCGACTGAACTTAAAAAATATGAGTTTTCTAGTAACCTAGATTTGATTTGGTCCAGATTTCTTTCATCAAGCACCACCGCATTTGAATATTTTCTAAGAATGGTCAAGCAGTCTGCGCTGAACTTTTCTAAATCTTTAATTGATAATGCATCCCCAACATCATTTAGAGGTCGAATAGTTGCAGCGAATGGCACAGAAAAGTATTATTGCACACCAAAGGCTTATAATTCTTTTTTATATTATCTCAATCGATTGATACCAGAAGAATCTAATGACCTTGAGGCTGTAAAAGAACATTTGATCTCTTACAAGGCAGATCTTAAACCGAAGGAGGAAGGTGAGTAAATGGAAAGCAAAAACACATTTTCAAACATTGTAAAAACGATAATGTTTAAGAAAGAGATGGACGGAGTTCAGCTTGCAAAACTGTTAGGGTGTTCTCAATCTAATGTGTCCAAAAAGCTTAGATTAAATAATTTTAGAGAAAGTGATATACGTCAGATATCTGAAGCATTAGGATATGACGTCTCTATCAAACTCACATCAAAGGACACCGGAGAGGAATTGCAGATGTTGTAATAGCGTATTTTACATTTATTTACATTATTTAACATTATTTAATTTTATTTAACAATATTTGACATTTATTTACAGCAAAATATTCTTTAAAAGAGTTGTCAGTTTATCTGGCAGCTCTTTTTGTCGTTAACATGTCGTATCCCTGTCGTTTTTACATCTTAGTTTTATGGCACAATACAGTCAGAATAAGAGGAAGGAAGGTGTGAATGATGTTTCCTGAATCATTTTTAACTAAAATATTTGAAAGACCAGATGTATGTATGATTCCAATGCAGTATCAATCAGCAATGATTCAAGCTATTGGAGAGGTCCTTGACGAGGAAGGAGTGATATTAGGCGATGCCAATACCAAATCAGATGTATCAACCGTACAACCAACAGACAATGTATGGCCAATATAATAGTTATTACCCGTATCAATATCAGCAGCCGCGTTATGATCTGCAGCAAAACCAACCGCTTTTTAATCAGCAGCAAAGCATTCAGCCACAGCAGCAGGCTGGATTGAACGGAAAGGTCGTGCAAGCTGTCGAACAAATTACTGCGAACGATGTACCTATGGACGGTTCAGTTGCCGTTTTCCCAAAGCAAGACATGTCAGAGATCTATACAAAATCATGGAATGCAGATGGGACCATTAGAACGATTGTATATAAGCCGTACACAGCTTCACAACCAGATGTGGCGAATAATTCAGCCGACATGTCCAAAATGAAAATGGGGCTATCTGACGAGGCTACAGAGGCATTTATGGCAAGATTTGATAGCCTTGAAAGGAAGTTTGATGAACTGATGCCTAAGATAGCACCTAAAAGGTCCGGAGGCTTAAAGAAGGAGGCAAATGAGAATGAATAATCCATTTCAGCTATTTCAAGCCATGAGGAATCCGCAGCAGTTTTTGCAGCAGATGGCTGGAAACAGCCAAGCTATAAGCAATCCTATCTTAAAAAATGCTATGGATATGGCAAATAAAGGTGATACAAAGGGTGTAGAACAATTAGCTCGCAACCTTTGCAAAGAGAAAGGAATAAATGTTGATGATGCAGTTCGCCAGATAAAAAATCAATTTGGAATGCAATAAAAACATGATACTAATTTTTGCGCAAGATTATGTATATAAAAAATATTACGGAGGTAAATAGTATGTTTAACTCAGGAAACTGTAGTGTACCATTAGTGGCTAGCATTGATGGTAACGGTAACAACAGCGGTGGCTGGGGCAACGACGGTTGGGGATGGATCTGGATCATTCTGATTTTTGCCATTTTCGGCTGGGGTAATGGCTTCGGCGGTTGGGGCAATAACGGTGGTGGCATGGGTTCTACCGCGGCAGCCTACACAGATAGCGCAATTCAGCGTGGTTTTGATCACCAAGCGATTGTTGGAAAGTTAGACGGAATCAACAATGGTCTTTGTGACGGATTCTACGCAGTCAACAATAGCATGTTAACTGGATTCAACGGAATCAACACAAACATCATGCAGACTGGATATGGCATTCAGCAGGCTATCAACGCTGATACCGTAGCTAATATGCAAAATACAAATGCTCTGCAGGCACAGTTAGCTAACTGCTGCTGCGAGACACGCGAAGCTATTCAGGGTGTAAATTACAATATGGCAACTAACACTTGCGCATTGCAGAACACTATGAACAGCAACACCAGAGATATCATTGACAACCAAAATGCAGGTGTGAGAAGCATCCTTGACTACCTTTGCCAGGACAAGATTGCTGCCTTACAGGCTGAGAACAATGATCTTCGCAGAGCTGCTTCACAGGATCGCCAGAGTGCACTGCTTACCACAGCAATGGCTGCACAGACCAATCAGATTATTGACGCTGTAAGACCTACTCCAGTACCGTCTTTCCCGGCATCTAATCTCTATGGCTATGCTTACGGATGCGGATGCAATAGCGGTTGCAGCTGCTGACAAAATTAAATATCAGTATCTTAACCAAAACGGTTATGTCTGCTAACTAATGCAGTATTACTATCAGCAAAGGGGCAGACTCAAAATAGAGCCTGTCCCTTATTTTAAGGAGGTATCAAATGGCAGAATATGTTGCAGTCGCAACACAGGAAGTTGCGGCAAATGAAAATATAACTTTTACAAACACATCTGTTAAGGGTTCAAACTGCATACAGCACCGCGAAGGCAGTGGAATCATTACTCTTAGAGGTCTTACGAATCAGTGTCAGGCACGGTTTTTTGTAAACTTCTCTGCAAATATAGCTCTTCCAGCCGGTGGAACTGCGGCTCCTATATCATTAGCCGTTGCTATCAGTGGTGAGCCAGTGCCTGCTTCCAAGATGATTTCAACACCAGCTGCAGTATCTCAATTTAACAATGTGTCCTCAGGCATTTTTATCAGTGTTCCACGTGGCTGCTGTGTAAATATTGCAGTTGAGAATACAAGTGGCGTTGCTATTGAGGTTGCCAATGCAAACCTTATAGTGAATAGAGTTGCTTGATTGGAGGTAGACTATGCATAAATGGGCTAAAGAGATTTTGGAATGTGTCAAAGAAAAAGCCAAAGCTATCGGAATTGATAATTTCGAAGGTCAGAATCTTGATGATTTAAAAGACTGGACTGAAATTGTTAAGAACATTGCTTGCTTTGACAAAGACTATCGCATCGTTGAGGCAATGGATAGATTGGAAAACGATGACGAAATCATGGAAATGGTTGAGCAATACGGTGATTACCCGTCACGACGCTATTACGACCGCTACAGATACGCTAACGGCAGATTTGCCCCAAAGGGTAGAGGGACAAGAACCACAGGCAGACGCGGTTATGACGAACCACCTTATTGGCACATGACACCAGAAATGTATTATGAATGGGCTGATATGCCAGAAGAAGAGCGTATGCGTGATCTTGATAGACTCCGCTTTGGGCGCATGTACTACTCTGACCCACGTAGAGACTCCCAAATGCCGTCAGACGGTAGAAGCGTAGAAGATATGGGAATGAAGTCAGAAAGCCGATATGACCGTGCTAGAAGGTCATACAGTGAGACTAAGGACATGCACAAAGCTAACACCAAGGAAGACAATGACGCAAACATGCGAGGGCTTGAGTCCTTGCTGGCCGTCATTGACGAAGACCTTAAAGAGATCATGCCAGGGCTTTCAGCTTCCGAAAAAACAATGATGAAAACCAAGATGACAAACTGGGTACAGCGTATATAATCAATGGTACAGCCGGGGGCAGATGCTCCCGGTTTTATTTCAATTGCGCACTTGCTATAAATGTGCTATAATGGGGGTATCAAATGTTTTTTACAGTAAATAACAACACTTGGCAAGTTTGCTTTGTCAATCCTGGCGATCCGCAGTTGCAGCGCAGTGACGGAACATATACACTCGGCGTAACCGACAACAATTTAAAGACTGTCTTTATGTGTAATGATCTGTCAAGCCAGATGATTGATAAAGTGCTATGCCATGAGCTGACACACGTTCATGCAATGGAATATGGATACTCTATCCCGATTGAAACAGAGGAAATTGTCGCAGACTTTATAAGTCTTTTTGGCAGGAGTATAGTAGCTGTTGCAGACGAACTTATATATCAACTTTTAGGAAACAATACAATTAGGTACTGTGCATAAATAAAGGCCACAGTACACACGATTTTAGACAATGTGTCAGAAAGGAAGGCAGATGTATACAAAGATTCACACGCAAAAAGATGTTCTTCGTGAGCGATATCTTTATCAATCCGAACTTACTCCACTGGGATTTCCAAAACTGCTCCCAGTACATGCTGCTCTGAGTGGGCTTAATGCAGTATCATTTTGTGGGGCGGTGAAAGAAAAAAATCCGAAGAAGGCGCTTTGCCACTTTTTTATTGATGATGCACGGTTCGAGCCATTGTGGAATCAGCCACAAAAGTATCTTCCAACACTTGAAAATTTTAAATACATCTGTGCTCCTGACTTCTCATTCTACGACTCTATGCCAAAGGTCATGCAGCTGCATCAAGTGTACAGGAGCCGTGCCCTGGCATGGTGGCTCTTTATGAATGGATGCGACGTCATCCCGACTGTAGGTTGGGGAAATGCAGAGACGTTTGATTTTTGCTTTGAAGGGTTGCCAGAAGAGAGTACGTTGGCAATCAGCACAAACGGTTGCTTCACCGATCAAGGCAAGGAGTGTTATCGGCAGGGCTTCAAAGAAATGTGTTCCCGACTCCATCCTACAGAAATTTTAGTGGTTGGACGTCCTATTGATGTGGACACAGATGTAAAAATCACGTATCGAGAATCATTTGGGCAGAAACTTACAAGAAAGTTGAGGGGATGATATGGGCGGTAGAAGTGGAAAGAAGCGCGAAATCAGCATAATAACCTATGTTGGCAGTTTGAAGCGAATCAGAACTGAGGAAACTGTCGGAAATATCACAGTCATAAGAACCGAATACAAACAGCAGAAGCAGAAGAAGCGCCGTAAGAAAAGCCGATAGATTTTGACATTATTTTACAGTAAAATAATGTATAATAATGTAAAGTAATGTAAAATACTGTCAAGAACTGTAAAATAATAGGGATAGATTTGACTCTATCCCTACTTTTTAACTATACTTTAATATTATATCTTTTATTTTTGCATATACCATTTAAATGGATACGCAATTTCGTATTTTCGTGCCTTTTCTGTATCTTTATGTTCCTGTATCAAGTTATCAACTGTGTCGTCGATCACAAAGCCATCTGCTATTTTTCCAAATTTATAGCCGAGGCATATTTGGATTCTATAATGCTTATCTATTCTTGCTAATGTTTTCCATGCTTTTAACTCTTTATCAGGCATTTGCATTAAATACTCTCTCTCACAGTGACACGTAAATTCCACTATTGTCAGCATTAAGTTCTTTGTACGTTCTGCATCTCTTTCTTTTTCTGTTTCTCTGCCTTCATCATCGTTAGCAAATTTTTTATCTAATTCTTTTAAAAAATCAGGAATAAGTTCCTCATCTTCTAAATAGATTTTATCGACAGAATCAAAAAAATCTTTGTCTGGAATAGATTCTTCATCTCCTGGATAAACTTTATCAACAAAATCAAAAAACTCTTCAACTACAATTTTAACGGCCTTTTTGAGAGTCTCATTTTCCGAAGATATATAATTGCTGTACAAATCGCATGTTCTCTCCAGTAGCCATCCCCACTCTTCATGTCCCCTTGGCCAATCATTTTTGGTAAGTGGCTTACACTGCGTTACTGCTTCCATTACTCGTTTCATTTTTTCTTCATTCATTCTTGTTTTCCTGCTCCCTTTTTCTTTGTTGACTACGCTCTAACATCATGTACAACTGGCGAAAGATCTTGAACCCTGCTTCCTATTGCTATAGGTGGCAACCATCTGATCACAAGCTTTCTGTTTCCTGCCTTTTCACTCCCTATCCAGAAATGATGCCAGTGTGCACGGCGTACATGTGGAGTCTTTTTGCTTCCTACGGCAGAGGGCAGTATATCAAGGTTTTGTTCATTTGCTTCTGTCTTGTTCTTGTATACATTGATTTCCCTAACATTCCTTATTTCAGCCCCCACACGGTATCCTGTATCCAATACCTTAGGAATCTCCTTTGCACCAGAACGAGCATATTTCTTTCTTACTTTCTTGTTTTCTTCATTCTCGACAATATCTACATTCTGTGACAGTATAAACAGAATCATTTGTATTGTGCTTTGAAATATTTCGCGATCTTTTCTATATGTTTCTTCAAATTTCTCAGAAAACTCCGGCAGCCCCACTCTTTTATAGTTATCAATTCCGCTGGAAATTGTATGGTCTATACATTTTTGTAATTTATCAGACGATAAGGTTAAAAAATAGCTCCTTGATTCAATTCTGTTTTCATCGTCATTAAAGAAAAGCCTTTCAATCCTTAATTCATATAATTTAAATTCAAAATCATAATTCAAATATGTAAACCTTGATTCGTCACCAACTTGAAGACATAAACATTTATATGGCAAATGAAGTAACATGTTTACCGGAACTTTTTCTATTCCTTCTGTTTCTTTTAATTCACTATAAAAATCTTCATCAAAGCGATAAATTACTTTTGATAAATCCCACGTTGCCACTGCTGAAATCAATCCTGCAGTGGCATTTCTAAGCCTTTTGAAATACTTCGCATCTGGCTCTCCCATGCGTGCTTTTTTGATTTCTAGCAGTATTTTATCATTAGGACAGTACACAATATTTTCGTCCCATTTTGCGCCTTGAGCTTTAAAATCCTCAATCGCAGCTTTTGCTTGATCAGCCAAATCAGGTTCAGCCTTTAAGAATCCTTTGTACAGTTCTAGTGCCAGGATTCGTTTATTCTCAACTTTTTTCTTTCTCTTCGCCATTTTGTCTCCTATTTTCTTCCAACGCCATTTTAACATCCTCTTCGGTCTTTTCAACTGGTAACTCTTCCAATCGCCAGCCCTTATAAGTATACACTGGCCTAGATCTCCGTGAAGACACACCACGTAAACTACTTGCAATTGCAGTAAAACCACCACGCACGCGTCCAGCTGCAATATTTTCTGGTACATCTTCATCAAAGAACCTTCGGCAATTTCTTCTAGCCCAATCCTTCAACGATACTGCTATATAGTAATTTCCTAGAGGATCAATTAAAATCCATTTTTTAGCAGTTCTGTTTTGCGGTCCCGGTTGTCCTTCTGGCAAAGCATGAGCCGCTTTAGTTGCTTCTTTTGCAAATCGTTCGCGAGCCGCTTTTACTAATTGACTTTTCTTTTGAGCTTCAATTAGAGCAGGCGGCATAGGTGTCCCCTTTGGCGTACACAAGCCGTGTTTCTTTCTTAATTGTGCCGCACATTTAGCAGAACAACATTGTTTTGTATCACTCGGATGCCAAATAAATGGCTTTCCACATATTACACAGTTGTGGTATTTACGTCTTCTTACGCATCCACATGTTACACATCTGTAAAAGTGAGATGCCTGCATTTCTTTTATATTTCCGCATTTTAAGCATTTCACTTTCCAAAGGCTTATTCTTTTTCCAGTGTTAGGACTAGCGTATTTATTTTCGGAAACTCCCAGCACCACCAAATCTCCATGCCGTTCGCCTGTTAAATCTTTCTTTGTCATTGATAACTCCTTTCCTCGTCAATATGCACTATTATAAAATAGCAGTACTGTTTGCGTATTATAAATATTATACAAAAAGTTCTTGACTTTTTCAAGTCATCATGTTATCTTAAAAATGAAGATGATGTTTCTTTCAGCTTCGGTCGCTATTCACAGGCAACAAACCGTCTGCGTGGATTGAAATGAAATTATAATTGTACGTGCGAGTACAGAGGAGCGGCAAGTGTTATGCTTGCCGTTTTTTCATTCCATCTGTTTAAACATGCTTCATATCCTCCTATCAAATACTTCCATAGTACAGTGCAACCGCCATACCGCCGAAGATCAGCGCACCAAGTAACAAGTCACTAATGCCCTTTGCTACTGCATCAAGCATTTTTTCATGCTTTTCTTTTTTTTTAATCGTTGTCTTGAATCCTCTTGACTTTTGGCAGAGAATAGCACGCTCTGCACTGCTGCACATCTTCTTGATCTGCAGGTTTGGTTCCCAGATTACCTTCATTTTATCACCTCTTTCCGTGTCACGCAACCTTTTCAATAATAACAACCGCCGACAGTGGCGCTTCATATCGGAAAAAATCAGATGCATTTTTAAACTGTGAATCCATCACTGGGATATACTCGTCTGGGTAGATATGAGCCGTAGAATACTGAATACAGCCTGGATTCTTTACGGATGCGTGCAATATGCGTTGCTCTGTGTATGCCTTGCCGTCAATTTCGTGCTGCACTTCCCAGTGTGCCACCACACCTGGAGTCTTTACCACCTCGAATACTCGCGCCCATGACACAAGGGCCACAGCGTCAAGGCTTGCAATCTCTTTCTCAAGCTTCTCCAGCTCATCACCGTGAGCCTTGAAAAGCTTTATATGCAGCTCTCGTGGCGCGGCGCTGATAGATACTGTCTGTAAAATCATTGTTTTAACCTCTCTTTTAGTTTTCTTTTTTGTTCCGGTTTTCCCGGTAAAGCGTCCCCAGGTCGTGAACCTCGCCGCCTAAAGCGGAGAAACGCAAAACTTAAAATTCCTCGGCGTAGCTTTCAGCATCTGCCAGAGTCCGGCACAGCTTGCAAATATTACTGTATTCACCATCTACAAAAATCTGCACACTGTAACCATAACCGCGAAGTCTTGCCGGGTGAGTGTCACCCAACAAGACAATTTTTGTTGTGATCATCGCTTTCCTTTCTCTCTTTCAAGCCATTTTCCAGCCAATTCGCGTTCTTGCTCAGTTGCCTTTGCAATTTTTCCATCTGGATATACGCGGAAGGCGTGCCACTTGTAAACCCCTACAAAATATACAACGTCTTCCTCACTCATACAGGTGTAAAAATCCTTGTACATGTCAGCACTGTAAAAATCAGCGTGTTCCTTGCCATAGCTCAGAACCTCGCCTGCAGTCTTTAAAAACTTGCCGTTTCCGGCATAGCACCAGCCGCGGCTGCTGTCCTTCGCCCAGATCTGGACGTTATAGCGGAAACCGTACGCCATAGCTGGGGCGCTTTCATTCAATCTAATAATTTGTAATGTTGTCATAACTTTTCCCTTTCTTGCCTGCCATCATCAGCGCCGGGAGGCAATCCCCAACGGACGCCCAGCCTTGGGCGTTTCGGCTTAAATCTCTTCTATTTCATCAATGTAAAAATCAACCATATCAACCGCGGCTGTAAAGCGCTGCTGGACAGAAAAGCTAAATCCAAAATCTTTATCATACATGGCCGAAGCGCTTGTAGCTACATAATAAAAGAGGTCTGCCGCCTTGTCTTTATCAAAGGTCCCCTTTCTTGCTTTTTTTCTGAGGTTTTCGATACTCGGCTTAATCTGGCGATCATACAAAACGCCCGAGTTAGTAGCATATAAAAACAGCTCTCTTGCTTCATCGGATGCCTTATAAATCATATTTTTTGTTCTCTTCATATTTTTTTACTTCCTTTCTGTGTTTGTTGTTTTCCTTGTTTCTGACTGTATTATATAACAACGTACGTGTATATTCAATAGTAATTTTGTATAAATGTACGTGTATATTTTTGTGCATTATGTACGTGTATATTTTTATCTTTATAGTGTATAATTATGTTAGAGGTGGAAAAGGGACCTTTATAATATAAGAAAGGAAAGAAAAAACATATGGCAATATCAGACGCACACAAGCAAGCTACTATAAGATACGCAAGTAAGACTTATAAGCGCGTGCCGCTCGATTTGCGGCACGAAGACTACACCAGACTACAAGAGGCGGCAGCAGCTACAAGTCTATCAGTCAACGGCTATATAAAGGCCGCGATAGCTGAAAAAATCAGCCGCGATAGCATCCGATCAGCGGCACCAGATGCAGAAAGACCTGCAGCACCTGTGGCAGAGCCGGAGCCGTCCAGCCAGAAGATCAAGAACCGTGCACCAGACCTAGAAGTGGTAGACCTACAAAGACTCCTGACTGATGCACGGTATCAGCTTGATATCATGGATATATACGGCCAGGAGCAGACGCAGCGCTTACTTGATCAGGCACGGAGCAAATAAAAAGGTGGGCATTTTCGCCCACCTTATTTTTTTAAATGAAATAATATTTTCTTACTGTTTTTTCCGTTCTGTTAGGGCTGATACTTAGTAACTCGTCTGGAAGATACCCGGCCTTTGTGTAACTGCAACTTACTTTTTCGTATCCGCCTAAGTCTTTAAAAAATTGTACTGCATCAAATACATTAAAAACATAAGTTGCCGGTACTTCTTTTTCTTCCTTCCTTACCTCAATCCAACGTGCCCCACGTTTGATGTAGGTTGTTTTTTCTTCTAAAATCTTGCCGCTGAAATCCTGGAGACTAGAAATATTTGGATACTTCTTAAAAAGCTTTCTATAAGTTTTTGCTAACTCTGAATATAACGTTGTTTTTTCCCTTTGCTTGATGTATAATCAAGCTACCTTTCTTTTTTTGTTTACACCCTTATTATATCACTTTTAAAAGTTATGTCAAGCCTTTTTATAACTTTTTTTTCGTTATATTTTTTTCTTGACTTTTTGCCGTTGAAAAGTTACTATATATATGTAGCGATACACCAAGCACGAAAGGAGAGTACTACAAACATGATAAAGTTTAAATTTGACGTAGCCGGCGCACTAGCTACCGCAGGCGTTACAGCCTACACAGCGCAGAAAAGCGGCATTTTATCGCAGGATACATGGCGAAAGATCAAGGCAGGAGATACACATATAAGCCTTGAGGCTATCAATCGCACATGCTGCATCTTGCACATGCAGCCAGAGCACCTTATATACTATGCACCAGACCAGGCCGAAGAAGAAAAAATTTTAAAAAACTTTCGAAAAAAGTCTTGACATAGTAACTTTTTTAAGTTATACTAAAGACACAAAGAAAGAAAGGAAGCCCCAAAGGGCAAAGGTAAAAAGATATGGCAAAGAAGCAGCAGTATACAACAAAGTTTTATGAGAGCAACGGCGGTATTATTGATGCAGTAACACGCGATGAAAGCGGCAAGGTTGTAAACGTTTTCAGCGGTTTCGAAGATGGTTCCATCACAGGTTTGGAAGTTCTGACAGCAGCTCGCGAAAACTGGCCATATGCAGACCCGTTCGAGTCTTGCCAGTGGGGTGGAAAGACTATGGAAGAAGTAGCAGAGGAGCTTGAGAAGATGGAGTATCATCCGGAAATGGGCGACTTGATCGCAGAGACAAAGACAACACCAGATTGCTACACAAACGCGCAGTATATCGAGTGTGTTGAGTTCAACTGGCGCCGCATGGGTGCTGCAGGACATGAGCTTTTTAAAGATTTAGACGTGCCGGAGGCCGTAGCATATCGCATCAAGTCTAGCAGAGAGTGGAACCCCGACGACTGCCGCAAGCTGTGTGAGCTGGCCGACATGGCGGATGAGTACGACAACGCCGACAGTGACACCGTAGAGGACGTAGTAAGCGCAGCAGCTGACAAGCTCGGTGTTGAAATCTTTTGAGAGGAGGTGGCCGCATGAGTTACAGCAAGTTATCAATTTTAAAACCAGGTCAGTCCGTGCTGTGTGACGATGGACACATAGAGAAAGTACTGTATGACAAGATCATAGAGCACGAGAACGAGAGTATCCCGGAAGCATAATCAAAGAGGACCCTGCAACAGAGCGCTTTGTTTTGGCTTACTCCAACTCTTAAAAATTCAGAAAGAAGCACGGCAGGCGCACAGCTTGCCGTTTTTCTTTACCCATTTTCAGACATTCAGCCGTAAATTTTTAATTTGTGCAACTTACGTTTTTAAAAATATTTAACTTGATTTATGCCTCATATTGTTGTATTATGTAATCGAGCTACTATATATAGTACTTATATGTAGCCTAGATATGGATATATAGAGTATATAGCCCATGATCGGAAAAGATTCCAAGCCGTGCTAAAACACGGTGCTTCTTTTTCTGGTCGTGGGCTTTTTCTTTTCCCCAGGCCTACAGCTTTTCCGTGTCGCTTCCTTATATATATAATATATACACAGTATATATATCTACTGTCTGTATAAGGTATATATGCTGTATAAGGTATATATGTACAGTATATATAAGGTGAGTATGTATAAGGTATATGTATAGTATATCTCTATACACTGTATAGGTGTAAGTGTATGTGTATATAGATACAGAGTGCAGGAGCTGACAAATGATCAAGTTAGAGACGGACACAGTGCAGCCAGCAGATGAGAGATACACAGGCAGGCGACAGATGAGGACGGCACAGAAGGCGGCTAGAAGGGATTTGAGGGGGAAAGGCTAAGATATAGCCACATATACGCACGACAAAAAGAAATGCAAGGAAAGGAGGGCTACAGAATGCCAAGAGGAGGGAAACGAATGCCAAGCTATAGGGATATTGCGGAAGCTATGGACGGTGACGAACTGGACGCTATCCTTGACGTATCTCTGCAGGGGCTAGCTAGAGCACGTGAAAAAGGTTCACAGCCCATGTATAGCAACTCTCCCGAAGGGCTAAAAAGTTTCAAGCACGACTCAGAAGAGTATCTGGCATTTGTCCGGAACGTAAACAAAGCCCCAACGGAAGGCGGAAAGCTGCGCTTAGTGCCTGATATAGAGTCCTGGGCGGCATTTTTGGGAGTTACACGGCACATGATCACAGGCTATGAAAAGCGTAGCAGCGATTGGAAGTCTACTATAGACGCGGTAAAAGGCGTTATAACAGCTTGCAAGAAGCAGCTTGCATTTACCGGCAAAATGCCACCAGTGCTTGCAATCTTTGATCTTACCAACAATTCTGACTATGTAAACGCGTCAGAGTTCCGCTTATCAGCTGAGGCAGCACCAGAAGCCAAGCAGATAACAGCTGAAGAGTGGGAAAAAGTTATTGATGCAGAGCCAGAAGCCCCGAAACTATCGGATTTTAAATTGTCTGACGATTCAAATTAAGATTGGTCAAGGTTTCTTGATCTGTGTTAATCTCTAGGGCGGTATAGAGTTCGTAAAATGTTTATTATACGTACTTTTAGCGGTGAATGGTACGTATGCTCAGACCAGGGCAGCAAAACACTGTTGCTTTTGTATATACAAATACACACAATTTAGGTTTTGCCACCATGGATCAGGAGCCGCGGCCAGCTGCGCAGCTGGTCAGATGATCACATGAAAAAGGGGTGTAGGGGTCTCAGAGCGTGCCCCCGGCATGGGGCTACTTAGTCCCCCGAATATTTTCCTAAAATAAAAAGCCCCTTTTAACTCGTAACTACACATATGGCAAAGATAAAAGCTATGAGCCTCGACAGTTTCTTTGCCATAACACCAAGGCATAACTATAAAATGAAAATATCAACCAAAGAAATAACCGATGAATGTCAACATTGCGGTGACATACTGGTTTGCCAGTTGTGCCGCGAAGGACACGGAATCAATCGTGAACGAATAAACGTTACCCAAATGGTTACATGCCAGATAGAACACAAGAACAGGAGGCTATCAAATGAGAATCATATCACAGTGCAAAACTAAATCTATTGAGTTTCATAACGTTGCTTTGCTGAGACGTGATGAAACAATCTTTGCAAGGACTGCAAACCAAGACATGGTACTTGCAGAGTATAAGACTCCAGCCAGAGCAGCCGAGGTATTTGAGGAATTAAATATTTCTGCTTCTAACTTTTCGACAGATATCTACTACATGCCGGAGGAATAAGCAATGAATGACACAAAATTAGTTTTAGTCGAATTTATTGACGGCACGAGGAAAAGGATAGAAGCTTATTGCGATCCGCAGTATGAATACTATGGCTATCTAGCCAACAAAGAATTATTTTACGTAATTTGCACTTCCAGCTTATCAAAAGCTCTCTTCCCTCGTGAGTTTGTCAAAGCAATATCCTTTTTGGATGAACAGGAGGAGTAATGGCTACAAAATTTGAAAATGCAACAACATGGTTACAAGGTGTTATTTCTGGATATCAAAAGCAGGTCACCGATTTCTCAGCTGCGCCTAATCCAGATGCAAATAAAATAAAAGCATGTAAAGAACGTCAAGAGCTTTGCCAGTACATTTTGGACTTTATGATTAAGGCTAAGCAGCAGAATGATGCAATGGCTGCTAAGTCAAGTTCTCAAAATACCGCTGTAAAGCCACAGAATGCCCCACAATCAATTTCAGCTCATTCAATGGCAAATACTATAGGCAAAGAACAGTTAGAGCAATTAGAGCTTGTTTTGGGGCTTGATGCTACAATCAGCTTTTGCAGAGCTGCTTTAATCTTGGAGCTACCAGAACTCGGATCAAAAGAGGCGCTTATTGGAACACTTAAAGATTTTGCCACAAAGCGAAGCTAGGAGGTTATGTGGAATGATAAAAATTCTGAGACCTGGTACAAGAAAGGAAGCTGAATGTCCAAGTTGCGGTGCACTTTTGAGCTACGATATTTCTGACATTCTTGAGGAATCGTCGTACTCAATTACAGAAACATCATCTGCATTTTGGCAAAGCAGTAAAAATACAACTTACATCACCTGTCCACAATGTAATAACAAGATTATTTTGTCAGCAACTTGATAAGAAAGGAGCGTCTATGAGTAATATAGACAAATGCATTTCTTTGCTAATCAAGCTTGGCGAGTCTTTTGGAATTGATGCCAAGACTATTCCATCACGTTTTGATTTTGACTACATAGTTGTTACTTTCGAGAAAAAAACATGCGATGGTACTCTGTGGCGCTTTAACTATGCTTTTGAGCTTCGGCTACTTGAAGACCTTGACACTTGCCAGCTTCAAGAATATTTCAAATATGCATTTTTCGATAAAATTTTAGGATCTTTTATCGAACGTGAAAAAGAAATGTTCAACATAGAGGAGTTTTTATGATTAAATTAGAACATGCTGTATTACCAAGCCCAGAACAGATGGAATTTGTGATTGAAGGAATGCGTAATCCGATGAATAGTTGGGACAAGAGTGATAGCGGTTATCAATGTGTTTGTTGTAGTAACGAAATATGCAAAGCCGAATGCACTTGTGATGATCTTTGTCCACGAAATAGGGAATATAGACTTGGGGACAACGATCACACACTCATGCTAAAATTGGCGAAAGCTGGAACAGATCATAGGAAGTATTTAAGAATGATGCCAGTTTACGTCCGCATTACAGCACCGCTTTATTGGTGGAAAGAATTTGACACTTACAAGGTTGGTACAGTTGCAAACTCGTGCAGCACTATGCATAAGATTGCCGAGAAGGAATTTAATCGTAGCGATTTTAGCCATGAGCATATTCCGAAAAACCCTAATTTTTATTCAGATACTTGGGATGCGGAAAAAGCAAATATGTTTTTTTCTGTAACTATTCAAGATGTTGTTCATTTCTCATCGGACAATATTTTAGATTTCACAATACAAGCCCTGAATTATTACCGAGAGAAGTATATTGAAACCAAAGACAAAAAATATTGGTGGCAGCTTATTCAACTTCTTCCGAGCAGTTATAACCAGACTCGTAATGCAATGCTGAACTATGAGGTTCTGGCAAATATTTATAAGTCCCGTCAAAATCACAAACTGGACGAATGGCGAGATTTTTGCAGCTGGATTGAAACATTGCCGTATAGTGATCTTATCACTGGAAAGGAAACAAAATGACATTTAACGAATATCAGTGCGGTGTAATGAGAACCGCATCAGACGTAACAAAAGTAACAAAGGAAAACATGCTTATGAATGGTATCCTCGGTACTGCAGGTGAAGCAGGTGAGCTTGTTGATCTTCTCAAAAAGCAGATTTTTCAGGGGCATCCATTTGATAGAGAGCATCTTATCAAGGAGTGTGGTGATGTACTGTATTATCTGGCACTTACTGCTGAGGCACTTGATACCTCTCTTGAGAATATTGCAATCAAAAACAACAAGAAACTTTGGGAACGCTATCCTGATGGCTTTAAGGCCGAAAATTCACTTCATAGAAAGGAAGGGGATATTTAATGTTTGTTCTTATTCTCCGAGTTCTGGCATCTCTTTTCAACATATTTATGCTGACCTCTATTATAGGGTGGCTGAATGAGAAAAGATCCAGAGAAAGGCTTATTAGCTCTGTAGTACTTTCTACGTTCTTTATCATGAATCTTGTCTTGACAGCCAGTGGTTTGTGAGGATAAGATCACGCTGGGGTTATCGCCAAATGGTAAGGCACAGGATTTTGATTCCTGCACTGTTGGTTCGATTCCAACTAGCCCTGTTGTGCCATTAGCTCAGCTGGAAGAGCACTTGACTTTTAATCAAGGCGTCGTGGGTTCGAGTCCCATATGGCACATATGGACCTTTAGCTCAATAGGTTAGGGCAGCTGCCTCATAAGCAGCCGGGTCTGGGTTCGAGTCCCAGAGGGTCCATATGCAGTTTGTAAACAATGTGGTTTTTTCTTTCTTTGTGAAATCCCTTTCTCTTTTCCCACAAAGTAGCAACTGCAACTCCCCGTGAGAATCAACCTGTGGACAAGTCAGCCGCAACCGTATAGGCGGTATTTGGGTAGATGCGCAGAATTGGTATTGCAGCAGATTGTAAATCTGTCATCTTCGGATATGTAGGTTCGAGTCCTACTCTACCCACTTTTGCCGCGATGCCACAATGGTACTGGGCTAGTCTTGAAAACTAGTGATCTGTAAAAGGACTGAGGGTTCGAATCCTTCTCGCGGCGCTTATCAGCAAACTAGGGTAGCTCCCGAAAAGCACATCCGCAGTGCCTGTTTGCTGGTTTGATTATGCGGAAAGCACATCATAGGAGTGCACCAATATCAAGCGGAGGTATTAAAATGAATTTTAAAGAGTTATTTGTAGACAAAAGTAACCTACTTATCGTAAATACAAAATTAGCTGTTATTTTAGGTGATTTAAACCAAGCAATTGTGCTCAACCAACTTAATTACTGGCTTGAGATCAATAAAGCTGCGAACAAACATTTTATTGAGGGGAAATATTGGGTTTATAATTCTTATAACGAGTGGAAAAATAATAATTTCCCATACTGGAGTGAAAAAACAATTCAGCGAGTCTTTTTAAAATTAGAAAGTCGTGGAATTGTTTTGTCAGCCAACTTTAACAATAAGTCTTTTGATAAAACAAAATGGTACACTATTGATTTTGAAGTGTTAAACAAAATTATAGGTGAATATTCTGAGCCTATGTCGAGACAAAATGTCTCTGCGATGAGGACAGAATGTCCTGACGATAAGGACGAAGAGTCCAAACCAATACCAGAGAATACTACCAGAGAATACAATACAGAAAATACTGTTAAAGAACATGCCCTATTATCAACTAAAGCAGATAATAGGGATAAATACATGGTTTCGCGCACTAAAAGTGCTCAAAACTCAGGGGACAAGCCCAAAAAGAAAGAACCTACTGTTGATCCAGATGATTTTATTAAGTCTAAGGAGTCAATTCTTAAAGATGAGCTTCACAGACTGTATTCAAACAATCCTAAAAACATCTTCGCTACAAAGCAGCAGGAAAATGACTGGGTTGACAAGGAATATAACAGCCTGACTGCTATTATTTTTGAGTTTAACCACCAATATAAAGCGTCTACAGGCTTTGATGCCAAGAATCTATCAGACGAGAGCCTTAAACGAGTTGCAAGAAGCTATATCAAGTCACCAGAATCTTTAAAAGATGACTATGATGACCTTCAAAGCAATAAGGTTTTGATTGAAGAGTATCTAAAAACTGATTATGGCAGCAAACATGGAGTGATTGTAAAAAGTTTATCGCACTACATGTCTGGCAGCATCCGAGAAATGCTGTTCTATAAACACTTGTATTAACTTGCTAGCTATATACACGTACATTATGCTAGCTATATATGTACGTTGATACAAGTATACACGTACACTGGAGGTGTGAGAATGCAGAATATAGAAATTAACTTTGAGCTTCGTCCATGCATCGTAACCAAAAATGGGAAAAAGAAGAAATCATTATTCCATAGATGGAGTGTGTTCAACTTAGCCGTTGTAGAATACGAGGACGGCACAGTAGATTCAGTAGAGCCGAAGCAGATACGATTCGTTGACAATAAAATCAAAGGTTATGCTTTTGAGGAGGACTGAAATGAGTGAACGCAAAGAAACCTATAGTTTGGACTGGAGCATGAGAGTTGAGATAGGCAGTGAATTAGATTTGCTGCTCAGAAAATGTTCTCCTAATGACATTCCTAAAGCGAAAAATACATCCCACAAGCATTTCTTTATTTGTGATGACTTAGATTGGGCGAACATTAGACTTGAGGAGAAATTGAATCATGGTGAAATATAGACCACACAGAGGAGCATTATGCGACGCAATGGCAGAAATGAGAATCTTTGATTCTGTCGAAGATATGTTCCACTACATTGTTGAAGACTGGAAACCATATGGGAATCCATTCGATATCGGAGATTTAACCATAACCTGCAATGAAGGAAAAGACGAGCGCATTAACTGGAAGGAAAGCAGATGTGTTTGCACTAGACGAATGCGAGAAAAGATTTTTGGCACACCGCAGTGTATTGGAATGTGTTCAATTGAATCGTAGAACGGAGATAATAACATGATGATTGCAAATAAAGTAAATGTAATGGGACAGGAATACCAAATTGTAAAAGCAAGCCGTGACCAGTATAAGCAATGCAATATCGCGGACGGATGGTGCGATGCTTACGGCAAGAAGATTTACTATGCAGACCCTAATACAGATCCAGAACATGATTCAGTGGCGACATCGCCAGAAGAACTTGTAAAACATATTTTACAGCACGAAATTGTCCATGCGTTTCTCATTGAATCGGGACTTGCAATTAGCTCATTAGTTACTTCTGGTGCATGGGCTATGAATGAAGAAATGGTTGATTGGATTGCATGGAACGGAGAGAAATTGCACAAAGCATGGAAGGAGGTAGGGCTAGTTGATTAAAGATGATTTACAAACAAAAGTTGTGGAACAAGCCGCCCTTATAGCGGCGGCACTCAAAAAAGGCAAAGACGTTGAGGTACGGCGAACTGCAGCCGGAATCAGCGTTGCCGAAGTAAGCAAGAAGGTTGTGTGCCGATGACTGTTGACTATATGAAAAATATTGATTGCCTCATTGGCATGAAAGATATTCCAGATAAATCTATTGATATGATCTGCGCAGATTTGCCATACGGAATAACTCATAATAAATGGGATGCTGCTATTCCACTGGCTGAGCTTTGGAAAGAAATTGGCAGAATCATCAAAGACACAGGCGCTATTATATTGTTTGCGAGTGGAATGTTTACTGCTGATTTGATGCAAAGCAAACCATAAATTGAATTGTAAGGAAACGACAAATTATCAAAAATACAGTTTAACAACTTACGATAGCACAGAGAGGTATCCAAGATCTGTATTAAGGTTTCCAAAAGATGTTCAGAAATCAGCTGTACATCCTACACAGAAGCCAGTTGCGCTTATTGAATACTTGATTAAATCTTATAGCAACCCAAACGACACAGTACTTGATATGTGCGCTGGAAGTATGACAACTGCTATCGCAGCTGTGAATACTGGCCGCCATTACATTTGTTTTGAAAAAGATCCCGATATTTTTTTAAATGGCGTAAAAAGATTTAATGAATCAACTAATGGAGGATATGGACAATGAAATTAAAAAGACTAATTGTTACCCTTGCAGCCGCAGTGATGCTTTCTGGTGCAGCCATTGGCTGTACAGAAGCCGATCAGGTAAGCTCTAATATCTCTAAGCAGGCAGACAACTTTAACGTGACTAGGAAGCTTACTGTTCTGAACGCAAGAACCGACACAGTCCTTTTGGAGCTGACTGGAACATTTGCATTAAAGAACAATTCATCAAATGAACTCGAAGTCATTATTGAGACTGCCGAAGGCAAATACCAGAAAGATTATGTATATCTGAATGACTACACCATGTACGTTGTCGAGGATATCTCTGGCTCGGAGGTAGACAAGTACCATTATGAGATCAATTTCTTGCCAGAATGGGGATTTAAGGCAACTCATCACAAGTAAACTTTACATTTACATAGTAAACGCACGTAATACATTCAGTTTTAAAGGATCATAACAAGGGTTTGGAAATGAATTTTGATGCGTCAAATCTCGGAAAGCTTAAAAATCTGTCGCCAAACACTTAGGGAAGGAGAAAAATCTTTATGACATACGAAGATGCCTTAAAAGCTGCAGAAAATGGTCAAAATGTAATGATATGGACAGGAGAGGAGTATCTACATCCAGAAGAAGTAAAAGAATTTCTAAATTGTTCTCATGTAATTCGAAGTAGTGAACAATACAAAGAATACAAAAAGCTTTGCGAAGCTACCGAAAGCGATAAATGGAGTACTTATACAGAAATAGATCTTAGATGGGAGCTTAGACATTATCGAAAGCGTTATGAACGCCTGAATCGCATACAAGATGAGTTTTTAAAAGAACTACTTGGTCGTGACTACTATAACGATTATGCAAATCAGTATTTCAATGAGGAAATGATCACTGTAGATGCATTCAACACTCTTTATAGCCTAAAACGCAACCAAAAAATGCTTATGCTTACAACTATTGTATTTTTAGCGACAACAATTATAGCCTTGATGGTTTGAAGGAGGACTTTATGGAAATTTTGACACCTACTTACACATATGAAGAACTTACGGGTACTACATGCTTGCTGGAAAATATGCGTGATAATTGCATTAAAAAGGGCACCGATACTTACGATGATCCAGACAGGAAAAGAAAATACGAAGCACTGAATATTGCAATTGATACCATCAAAAAACTGCCAGTAAAAAAGAAAGCTATGCTTTCACAGCCAATGGCTGGCAAAACTGATGAGGAAATTGTTGCAACAAGAGAAAAGGCTGTTGCAGCTTTAGAGGCGAAGGGCTATGAAATCGTAAATACTCTTTTTACAGACGAGTGGTACAGCAACGAGTCAATGAAGGAACGCGGTGTTGTACAAATTCCGCTCTGTTTCTTAGCAAAATCATTAGAGAACATGAGCCTTTGCCACGCAGCATACTTTTGTAAGGGTTGGGAAAATGCTCGTGGATGTCGCATTGAACATGATGCGGCAGTAGCCTACGGACTCGACATTATTTATGAGGATTAAAAAAGCGGAGGTATGATATGATTATCACAGGAATGGAACATTTTCAAAGTGTGTGCAGAAAAAAAACTCGTTGAGTGGTATAACAATAGCGGAGAAGCAAATACTCCGTTGACTCCACCAATTGATTTATCAAATGTTTTTATCGTGTGGAGTTGTAAGACCTTGCAAAATTACAAGCTATTGGCAGCTACCACAGTGTCGGGAGATGGAGTGTACGTTGAGTATACCTATAACGGAGATAAGCAAGAATTATACGAAGATGTGTATAAAAAGGTGCAGAATACATGTCATACGAAGGAGTAAACATGAAATTTTCAGAAGCATTTAAACTTATGAAACAGGGCGCACTGATAAAGCTTCCGTCATGGGCAGGCTATTGGTACTGGTCCAAAGAAAAGCAAACCATCATCATCCACACAAAAGATGGAGAGGAGTTTGACGTTAGAAAAACACCGAATCCAGACTATACTTTTTCAAACATTGCATCCGATGATTGGATTGTTTGGCATTTGAACCGTGAGAGCCTTAACAGCAGAGCTAAGATGGCTATGATTTCGCAGCCAGTTTGTGGTAGAACCATTGAAGAAATTAAAGCCACAAGAGAAAAAGCCGTTCAAGCTTTAAAAGAAATGGGGTATGAACCTATAGATGTTCCTTTTTTAGAAGAATGGTACAACTCCAAGGCTTCTCTTGAGCAAAGCAGTGTAGTCACTGTTCCTGAATATTTTGTTGCTGAGCTTTTTATTCGCATAACCCGTTCTAACGCAATTTACTTTTGCAAAGGATGGAAAAACGCGGTTGGTTGTTGGCTCGATCATAATGCTGCTTCGGCATATGGGCTAGATATCATATACGAGGAGGATTAAGCACTATGGATTTCAGAGCTGCATTTTCCAATATGAAAAAAGGCATTCCAATGAAAAGAAAGAAATGGAATGAGGTCTGGTACTACGACAAATCAAAGAAAACCTTAATAGCGAAACACGATTCAGGAAAGCTTAAAGAACTTTTCAACATTCCTGACACTGCTGATATGACTTATATTTTTATGGGAATGCTTGCAGAAGACTGGGAAATTGCAAATAATTCTAGTGAATCGCAAACAGCTAACGGAAAACAATTATTCACATTTAGCAAAGCGCTAGATTTACTAAAGCAAGGTTATAAAGTCGCCCGAATGCGTTGGTATGGAAGCGGACGTTTTGTTTTATATCGCAAAGGTTTACCAGCTGGCCATCCTTGTGATATAGGCACAGTGGATGCCTATTTAGAAGTTGATAACGGAGAAGGGCTTCTTAACTGCGATCCATATCTTCAGATGCGTTATATTGACGGTTCACTTGCAATGTATCTTCCAAGCGTGGAAGATCTTTTAGCGGAAGATTGGTATATTGAATAAAAATGATGGGAGGAAAATGGAGAATCTAAAATATTGTGTTCCACAAAGCAACTTAACCGATGACATACAAAGCTACCTGCTGAAAAAATTCAATTTCGATATTTTCCAACAGGAATCAGACTATTACAAGCTAGCCTGTTTATATATGGGGCTTACAGAAATGTACGACAGAAGTTTGACTGATGAAAGAAGTCGCTTTGATAATACTGAAGCATTTGTTGGTAACCAACATATATATCATCTTAGCCAAGTATACAGTTGTTATGTTCGAAAGTCTATAATAAATACTTATTTTGTGATGTGGAGCGATGTCCGAGAAGAAATAAAGAAACATCGCTGTTACTCTGCTCAACAATGGGTAGATGAATATGAAAGAATATGGAATCAGCACGGAGGAAATTAAATGGTTAGAGTAGGATCAGCAAGAATTGATGAGAATGGAAAAGTGATGGGTGGACAGCCCGGCGACCAGACAGGACTTGAGGTGGCGATTGAACCATGGTATCCAAATCCTAAAAAGTATGTTGTCGCCCGTGCCAAAAGAGCCAGCGTCCGCGAAAGCATTGCAAGCGATATGGAAGCAGCATGTGCAAATGATATGATTGGATATAACCAGGTGCGGTCTTGGGACTTGTACGACAAGTCAAAACCGTATGGATGGGATTGCTCAAAAGTAAAGGTTGCCAGTGACGTAGATTGCAGCACATTAGTTCGCGCTTGCGTAGCATATGCTCTGCAAAGGGATATCCCGTGGTTTTCGACGCTGAATGAAATTGAGAAACTTTCTGAAACTGGAGAGTTCGAAATTTTGCGAGATGAAAAGTATTCACAGTCACCGGATTACCTACTTCGTGGAGATATACTCTGTACAGCTACACAAGGCCACACGTTGGTTGTCCTTGACAATGGTGCAAAGGCTGGACAATCTGGCAGTCAACCGCCTCAGAACAGCACAGAAGGCAATACAAGCCTTTGTGGCAAGGGTATTGGAACAGCAGTTGCGCTCACACCTATGAACATCCGCACAGGGGCAGATACATCTGCAAAGATTCTTGATACAATCAAGACTTCTGTAGCTGTAGAAGTTCTTGAAATCACCGCTTCTGGTTGGTATAAGATCGTATGGCCAGGTGAGGCTTGTGGATATGCCTTTACAAAGGCTGGAAGTAGCTATTACAGCTATTCTGCCAATGCTAACGCACAAGTTATAAACTTAGGCGACAAAGTCCAATTTACGGGCAATAAACAGTATATGTCAGCATGGGCCGACAAGCCAATCACTGCAATTCCAGAAGTTGCAACTGTAACAAGTATTTGTGAGAGTGGCAAGCATCAGTATCACATCATAGGCGATAACGTCTACGGTTGGGTAAACAGAGAAGACATAGTAAGAAAATAATTAAAACGGCATAATCAAAATGGTGATTATGTAACAGCCAAAATGGAGGCTCTTCTTTAAGTGTTAGGAAAGGAGGAGCCTCTTTTTTGTTAGAGTTAAGACAGCACAAAGAACGTGTGGAGAATATACAGCGCCAGATCATCATGCAGCCTACATACAGTCAACTCAACACCTTATGTGGCGGAGCAAGACTGATTTTGCTTGACGCTAATGAGTTTATACCAAATCGCGATTTTAAGAATCTTGATGCATATAGAGGGTATGGCGACCATGTAAATAGCTATGTCAGGTGGTACTGCAATCGTAACAGAAAAGTAGAGGGTGACGAGTGGGACAAACTGTATTGGCAGACCTATCTGAATGGTGCACGAGCAAGAATATTCAATGATTATTTACTATTCTTAGAGCACAAGCGCGAACCCCGAAAGATGTTCTACAAGCCCAAAATTAAACAGTTTGAGAAGTTCCAGCTTATAGAATCTTATCAAGGTATGCTTGATGATAAGTACGACATTTTGTGTATATCCATGCCACCTGGTACGGGCAAGGCTCAGCCATTATATTCAAAGGTACTTACTCCGAACGGTTTTGTTCAGATGGGCGATTTAAAGGTTGGCGACAAAGTATTTGCTGCGAATGGCAATGGATCAACCATAACCGGAATCTTTCCCCAAGGTTTGCGTAAAATTTACGAAATAACGCTTGAAAACGGTTATAAATGCAGAGCATCTGATAATCATTTATGGTTATCAATTTACGAAACTTCACTTGGAGTTTCTGGATATCAAAAAGTTGTAGAGACTTCAAGAATGCTTTACAAACCAACTCACTTTTACATACCCTGTATTTCTGGTGAAAACTTCAACCATTTTGAATACTGCAGAATAAAATCAATTAAATATGTCGGGCTTGATGAATGCCAGTGTATATATATTGATGATCCGTCACATTTATATGTCACTGACGATTATATTGTTACGCATAACACGACTCTACTCAAGTTTTTCCATTCAGCCGTAATTGGTTGGTTCCCAGACGATTACAGTCTGTTCTATTCGCACTCAGGCGATATCACAAGAATGTATTACGATGGTGTCTATCAAATGGTTGATGATGCACTTGAGTACGCTTGGCATGATATCTTCCCAGGCTTAAAAATTACATCAACAAATGCATTGATGCAACAATTCAATGTCGGAAAATACAAGCCATTTCCATCTTTGCAAACAACATCTGTAGGCGCGAAGAGTGCCGGAAAAGTTCGTGCAAGCAAATTTTTACTTACCGATGATATGATAGGTAGCCTAGAAGAAGCCTTGAACAAGAACTACCTCGACAAGATGTGGGGAGCTTATACTGTAGATGCATTGCAGCGAAAAACAGTTGATAGCAATAATAATCCCTGCAAAGAGATCATGCAAGCAACACGTTGGTCAACTCAAGATGTTATTGGAAGGCTGATAGATATATACGATGGAAACAACCGCGTAAGGGTTATTTCTATTCCTGCCACAGACCCGGAGACAGGCGACAGCAACTTTGACTATGCAATAGGTGGCTTTACAAAGGAGTTCTTTGCAAAGCAAGCACTGTTGATGGATGATGTGTCATACAACTGCCTTTACATGCAACAGCCAGTCGAAAGAGAAGGACTGCTGTTTCCAGAAGAAAAAATCATGCGATACAAGGAACTTCCGACCTCAAAAATTGAACGTATCACTGCTCAAGCTGATACAAAATCAACAGGTACTGATTTCTTCGTTCTTCCAGTGCTTATAAAGTACGAGGGAAAAGATTTATATTACTGCGTAGACTGTGTGTGCAGCAATTCTTCTGATTATGAAGCCCAGTATGAAAATTCCGCAAATCTCCTTGTTGACAACAAGGTTGAAGATTGCGAGTTTGAAAGCAATAATGGCGGAGACCGTGTTTCTCTGGAAGTCAATAAACGTGTTCTTAAAAAAGGCTGGATTTGCAACATATCCTTTCGAGCAACTGAAACAAACAAGGAAGCAAGAATATATCAGTGCTCAAACTGGATACTGCAGCACGTTGTCTTTAAAGACAAAAAACTTTATACACCAAAAGAACCATATGGTGTAATGATGTCTCTTTTGGCTCAGTATTCCACCAGCGGAAAAAAGCAACTTGATGATGTACCAGATACATTTGCAAACTTTGCATTGCGCATACAACGCAGAGAACCAAAACCAGCAAGAATCATTAACAGCATCTATTAAGATTGGAGACATGTATGGATACAAAACACTATCTTTCACAAATTAGCGTACTTGATCTTAAAATATCAAACAAGATCTATGAAAAAACACAGTTAAAGAATATGCTTTGTTCAGTTCCGAGTTGTGTAAAAGATGTCAATGTGCAAACTGGACATGCCACAGACAAGACTGCATCTACGATTTGTAAGTTGGTAGATATGGAACACGAAATTGATTCAATGATTGATTCTTTTGTGGACCTAAAAACTAAAATCATTGCTCAAATGGAGCAGCTTGAGTTCAAGCATTATAATATACTGTTTAAACGTTACGTTGCACAGCAACAATGGTGCGAAATAGTAGATGAGTTACATTTTACACAACGACATGTTTTCAAACTACACAAAGAAGCATTAAACGAATTTGAGAAAAAGTTTGGGAGTGAATATCTGAACCAATAAAAAATAGCAGGGGGAGCAAATTTTCCCCTGCTATTGATGTTTCAGCAACTTTGATTTTCCTGAAATTCCTTTAAATCGCTTTTTAACTTATCCATAATTTTGTCTGTATAGTTGTTATTCTGACGCTCTGTAAAGTTCTGGAATACTTGAGTGCCTCTAGCAACTGCCTGTGATGATTGTTTTGCTTTCGATGATACATCTCCTTGTATAAGCTTTCGCAAATACAAAAATCGGCTACGAATCGGCTTTTGTTCATTCCTGCGCTTAATTTCAGCAGCTTTCTGTGCTATATACTGGTAGTAAGCCTTTTCCAGATCTTCCTTTTGGCAACTTGGCAGCTTATGAACTGGTACTGTTACGAGTAGCGTCTGTATCTCTTCTAGCTGTGCCTGTGATAGTTTCCATTCATCCAATGCACTTTCCCAGAGCGGACGATCTAGTGTATCTTCCTTCGGCACTGGCGCTTCTGGAACTTGCACTTCCAATATAGGTAATGTTTCGACTTCAAATCTTATACCAACTACCGTTCGCCCTTTCTTAATGGGTTCATATGTGTACCGACATTCAGTTTTTTCATCCATTTCTAGATCGGAAGAGCGTCGTGTAGGG